TACTAAAGATTTCGGCTTCTACATGCATTTGTTTTAGTAATGCCTGTGTTATTCTATCTGGATTACAAGAATCGTGCATATGCGCAAAATCAAAATACATTCCTTCAGGATCTTCTCGATAATCCCATACACCTGTAATTTCTTCTTTATTAGTTCCTGGTATAAGCATTTTAAATGCTGAAACAATATGATATAGAAATCCTTCATACCATTTAAATATACTTATCTCTAAAGCAGTCCCAATTGGATGAAAGAATCTTCTATTCACCTCTTGAAGATATCCTTTTTCTCTGAATTCTGAAATAGGTATATACTTTATCATTACTTATCCTTCTTAGCTAAAAGTTTTTTAAGACTATCTGAAAGTTTGTGTGATAGTTTCTTTGCAACTTTTACTGCTTGTGGATACACACTATTCGCATATTTCTTTGAAAGAACAGATACCTTATCTTCTTCTTCCATGAGCTTTTTATAATTACCTGAATTTGTTTTTTTAAGTCTATCTTGTCGTTCCCTTGATTCTCTTACCATCCTCTGAATGTATTCTTCATCAATAGAATCAAAATGTTCAAGCTCATATTCAGGGTCATCTTTCTTTAGGGTTTGTACAAATTTGTCTAAAGTAAGATCGCAATATTCATCTACCCAATCTGCAATGAAATAAAGTTTGTCTGGTTCATAGTCCAAGGTTCCAAAGAGAATAGGGTCTTTCTCTTTTATTTTCTGTTTATTGGTTTTTACTTCAGCAACTGACTTTTTTTTATTATCGACATCAATCTTTTCTTTATAATCAAGATAGAGCACCATATAATCATCGAACATCTTGATCTTTTTAAACTTATCTAGACGTTTTTTAACATTAGTTGGTATAGGTCTGTCGTACTCTGCAAGCTTCTTAAATCTGATATCAACGTCTTTGACTTTATTTTTATACCGATCAACAGAATCTCGATTAATTATGTATTCAATACCACATACTGATAATTCCTGTTCACGAACGCAGATAGCAATCTTACGGGCAAATTCTTCATAAAGTGCTTTCTGACCCAAGTCTTCTGCTTGTCTTACCAGTACTTGAAGTTTGGCGAGTCGTTCATGCATTTCTTTCTGTTCAAGTTTGGTCATTTTAGATTTAACAAATTTAAAATATAATTGAGGATGGATAACTTTTTTATCTAGAACCCAATCCATTTTAATAGCTGTGCCAACATCGGTTCTATATTGATTATATTGACTAGAAGTATAATAAATATTTGTTGAAGTGGTTATATTTAGTGGAACTGTACTGTCGTAGGTAATCCAAGATGTAGAATCATATAATGGATTTATCCCAGTAAGTGTTCCTGTTGTTCCGGCAGTGCTTGTCCAAGCCATGTGTTACCTCACTTTCTTAATATGCATGATCTCGTACATATATAATTATTTTCTTCATTAAAGTCATCTATAGAATTTTCAATTGCATCTTCAATGCATTGTTTTAATCCTTCAGGAGCATGTACTGTGAATGCTTCTTCTTTGATATGCGAACTTCCCTTATAAAAATAATACATAAGTATTTGTACAACACACAGTTTTGACTTTTTGAGATTTTCTAATTCACTAGTAAGTTTTTTGTATTCTTTAATAGAAAGTGTTACTGTATCTGGTATGGGCATGTTAACCTTACTTTATATTCTCAAGAAAGAAGGATGCTAGAATTGTATTGAAATTCTTATCCTTATTTTTAAGCATGCACTCTAATAGCTCTTGAATTTCATTTTTTGTAGCGAGTCTAATAGCAGTGAGAGAGTTATTTGGTAAAGATTTCGCAGAAACTGGTGTATCCTCTGCAATAATACCCTGACCGTCTGATTTGGTTATCAGAATAGGTTCTCCAATAGGATATCCGTGATTATTAGGATTACTCAATGCAACGACAACAATTCCTAGATCGAAGGTAATTGCTAGGGTCTTTTCTTTTTTTGAAGGAGGAAACTTCTCACCAATGGCAATTTCAAATGCTTCTCTTAAAAAAGAATCATGCCCACCCCAACTATGCTCATCAATTATTTTAGCGAGTTGCTTTACTCTTTCTGAATATTTAGTGGTATCTATCTTTTTATTTTCTTTCTGGTAAAACCCATATTTATCTCCCCAAGCACGGGTTCTTTCATAGATACTAGATGTAAGAGTTTCGAGAACAGTACCTTTCTTTTTCTTGTCGAGCCTTTCGACATTTTTTTCTATTATACTTTTTTCTTTATTCGCTTTTGCCATTTTTATCTTTCCTTGCTTATTTATCTATATTTTGGTTTTTCAATAGATACGTTAAAATTTATTTTATAAATCTGCTTATGAACTTTATCTGATATCCTTGCAAAGGCAGCATCATTAAACATATCGGATAGATCAAGCTCAGATACATACTCTGTAAGATTTGTTTCTAAAATTAAGGAGGAAAGGTCTTATGCCCATATAAAGAGAAATTTGAATAGATAAATCTTCATCTTTTGTTAATTTTGACATGTTATATCTCCTTTTTTAGGAAAACATATAACTAATTTGTTATACTACGTCAATAATATTTTTAATAATTATTATTTTTTTATTTTCTTCCAGATATTTTTATTTTTATGCCCATACTTATTATAAAACCAACAAACAAACCCAAGACGAATGCAACTAGTATCACCTCCATACGAACCTCCAAATAAGAATTTGTTAAGTATTAAAAAATATTAATTATATTTGCTATTTCCTTGTTTATTACTTAACAGGTCATTTTCTTTATTTTCAAGGAAATACAAAGATCTAAACATATTTAAAAGAGTCTCTTGCATATCAATATCATTTTGTTTGAATACATTTGATGTAAATTTTACAAGTTCAGACTTGTCACATATATTTGAAAATCCTATGATTGTTAACAATATGGTAAAGATCGTCAACGATGTTTGCTTATTTTCACCAACTGAAGACCTTATTATAAAAAATAATTTAAATAGTATTAAATGTACCTCTCTGTTACTAATATTAATTAATTCTTTATCTAATCTTTCTTCGATTTCTTTATTTAAATTTGCAGTAAATCGATTTTCAAGAGAAGAGAAACATATAAGAAGCACAGTTTCAAAAGGTTTACTTAATGGTATCTCCTGTATTAACTTTCCTATATCTCCAAAAGTTTTTGTTGAGGTTTCTGATTCTGCCAGTATCTTAAATATACTCTCAAAATCTTTTTTTGGAATATTAAGTTTCTTTATAACATCTTCAAACTCTTCAAAAAAATTAGATATACTTTTATCTTCCAATTAATCCCTCGCAGCTTTAAATCCATCAGGTATTGTTATATTAATATTAGATAATACTCTTTTTGCGTCACTACCACAATCACACTTAGTGTACTCTGGAAAATTTACTATTCCGTACGGTTTTTTATACTCTATTATTTTTTTACATTCTATACATTTATAATCTGACAGCATAAAAACTCCTTTTTATAACATTATTCTATTCTAAGCAATCCTCTATATTCTTTCTCATTGGTGATCATGTCTCTCTTGTGATCTTCTGCTTGCTGCTGAATACTTTCAAATGCTGCATAAACAGTAGCACTCGTTTCCATAAGCTTTTTAACTTGATATCCTATCTCTGCAGATATTCTTAAATTTGTCTTCATTCCTCGCATAGATGCCAAATATACTCTTTCCGCATCTTTTACATATTTATTTTTATCATTGATAATGTTTTCAAGATGTCGTATTTCAGCATTCTTTTCTTCCATTTCTAGAAAGTGTTCTTCTTTTAATCTACTTCTATCTTCTTGAAATTTTATATTAATTTCTTCTGATGTTCTTCTTCTTTCATTCTCTTTTATTCTAACAAGATAGCTTTCCATATTAGAAGTATGAACATATCCTCTCTTTTCCAAGAATTTAACAAAAACATCTTTACTTGGTTTCTTCATATCTAAGCTCCTGTTAATAAGTCTGATTTACTCATATTAATATTATGCTGATACTCTGAACTTATTTGCTCAAAGCAGGTAGTATCTGGATTGAATAGAAAATTTACAAGAGTATTATTTTCCCCCATCCGTTGTTTCAAAACAATTATTTCAGCTATATTTTTATTCATGCCCTCTTGTATTGCCTGGGCATTGTGTTCTTCCTCTTCTCCAAAAAGATTATTTTGATTGGCTATATTTTCTAACATCTTTGTTTTAAGGGCTAACTCTGGAGAATAGTACGGTCTATGAACTCCTAGAACTATATCAGATACTTCTGTAAGAGCACCTGCGTTTTTTAAATCATTCATATTAGGTCTATTAAATCTTCTATTGGCAACATCTCTTCGTATTTGAGCCACAAGGATCATATGAATTCCAAGTTCTTTGACCATAGGTTGTATTATATTAACAGTCTTTTCATAATCCCTGGCAAAGTTATCACTGCTTTGAAGTTCTTTTATTTTACCAAATAAATCTATAACGACAACCATATACCCAGTTTTAAGATGATCCTGTAAAAGCATTATTTGCTCTCGTATAGATTTTATACTTTGATTTGGTTTATCATTGAGATAAATAAATCTATCTCTTCTTAATCTTTCTAGTTCTGTATCATAAAATTGTCTTTCTTCTGTAGATAAGAGATCAGGATCGGATACTATCTTGCTTACAGGTATACCACTTTTGAAAGCGACCAATTTATGAATAAGAGGCATTGAGTTCATCTCTAAAGCAAACTGAGCTGTTACTACTCTTTTATTGGATAGATTCTTCATGGAAGACAAAACGAATGAAGAATTGTGTGTAACTGTAAAATCTTTGAGAATATACAGACCATCTCCCTCTAATTCAAAACCATAATAATCATATTTACCATCATGGGAAATTTCTATTTTCGTTTGAGTTGGTAAATGTTTTTTATTATGTTTATAAGCTATTTTTCTTTTTATTTTAAGAGGGATCTGGTAATTATTTCCACATATTCTTATTCTCCAGTACATTCCTTTGAAGTCTATGGATTTTATTCTTTTTTCTTCTAAAGTGGCTGTGCAATAAAATCCCAGGCTTCTAGATAAGAATAATATATCGTCTTTTAATTGTTGATATTTCGTAGATATTTCATGTATTCCTGAAGTCATGTACCCATCGGTATCTAGAAGTCCTGCTAATAGATTTAACCTAATTTCTTTAGAATTATATAGATATTCCTTTGGTACGTGCTTATTTTCTATAAGATTGTAATTTCTCAAGGAATTTAAAATGTAATTTTCTTCAGAACTTCCTCTTCCATTACTAATCCTGCAGTTAGGACAATTTGGCCTATCTTTAGTAGTATCTTCGTGATATAACATATTTAATTTATTAGCATATTCTTTTAAATAGGTTCTTATTTCTATATCTGGATTTGAAATAGTTACTCCCGAAGAATAACCGTCACCAAGCCAAACCCCTAAGAAGTAGGGATCTAAAAGAATTTTCTTTTCCTCAAATTCTAGAGTAGCCTTATATCCTCGATATTTATTAAAAAAGTTATCTGATTTTTCTAATGCGTCTTTAACAGATACATTAACTATTTCTCCATTTTCTTTCCAGCCTATAGAGACCCGACAACCTCTTTCAGCTCCTATTCGTGTTCGAATAGAGCATCCAGCTTTTTGAAGAGAGAGTATATGATCTTTATTTACAAAATAGTCATCTCCTCGTTTTTGATGAATTTTGTACATATCTCCAAAACCTTTCGTAGTTGATAGAACTTTTCTAGATTTTGAATCAGGCCCCATCAATAAATCATCTACAACAATATCTTCGACTTTCTTAAAGGAACAATCATACATCATTATTTTTGTTCCTTTCTTCTGACATTTGCCCATAGAGCTAAGTCCCGCAACAGTTGTTATTTGCTTTGGAGCAAATCCTTCTGTTAGCAGCGCATCTAATTGAGAAAATCCTGTAGTATACTTTTCTCTTGTTAATTTTTTCTCTTCAATGTAAGCCGGGATTAATTCTTCCATTCCTTTAAATTCAAGCCGTGAAGAAGAATATCCTTGTTCTACCATAGATTGAAAATACTTTAAACGATCTTCTATATCTGAAAGCGTTGATGAAGAGTTTATACAAACTGAGTATAAGGATGAAGATTTTTCAAGTATGTTTGATTTAATACTGTCAGTTACTAGTTTTTCTAGGTGGGCTTTAAAATTTTCATGAGGTATCTTAGGATAGTTAGATACAAGTGAAGATAAAAATTCAAATGTAACAAAAAATCGTATTGGACATGATTTTGATTTTAGGAGTATTGATTCATAATTTACATCTATATTATCATTACCACATTCAAGAACTGCCCAGGAGACGGTCTGATATTCTTTCTGTCTAAATACTTTCCAATTACCTTGACGTAAGAAATAATTTCTATTTTCAGAATCTTGTATAACATTTGAAATAATAGTAGCTTCATTATCCATATCTATTGGATAATCAAAGAGAACGGTATTACTCATGTAAGATCCTCTGTTTAATCTATGGGCAGATGCAATTCTCTATCAAAGTATCCATCAATGTATTTCTCTATGAGAAAGGCACAGACTTCACTTTCGGAAATATCGTAGAATTGACATTTGTTTTTAAACTTGTCGTAAGAATTCCTTGTAAGACGAATCTGTAGTGCTTTTATTCTTTCATCCATTGTTCGATAATATTTATTCCTGTACTAGTTATATCGAGGCCACAGAAAGGATTAGTCCTAAAGAATTTTCTTAATTCTTCCTTTTTAGAGCTTATTTTTTGATATACTGCATGATAACTAATATGAAGTCTTTCAGCGATATCTGAAATAGTGTCTGACCCTAGAAAGTAGTTCAAGCAGATTTCTTCGTTCGTTCTGCTTTTCGATTTTTCTAGAGATGATACATTCATAAATGTTATATACTCGTTATGTATAATAAAACTCATTAAAAAGTTTTCAACAGCTTCATTAGAATTCAACATTGTGTCGTAGATAAGATTGGTATTTGTAGTAAAAGGAGACATCTTTGAGTTGTAGATCATTTCCTTATTAGCCCACTTTACCATATACCGTGGAAGCATTTTTTGGATATAATAAGAAAACTCTGATTTTTCATTATTATACTTATCAACAAGAAATATAAAATTATAGCAAACTTCTTGTTTTACATCAAAAAACTCGACAGTTCCACTGAGTTTCTTATATAAGTTAAACGAGACCGAGGAAATAAAGGGAGTGTACAAATCTATAAGAAATTGCATTGCTGTTTGAGATTCTCGATGAGTCTTGTCTTGAGCAACAAACACTGCTTTATCTATTATTTTATAAAGTTCATGTGTTTCTTCATAGTTTCTTTTCTTATAGTTTTTGCTTAGCGAAAGTCCTTTTGTAAATATTTCTTGATACATCTTTTAGGTATATCCTTCCTAAAAGAGCCGTTATACAACGGATTCGATTCCCCCGTCTTCATCGTATTCTTTAATAAGTTCTTTATAAAATCTAATTCTTTTAGCCGTAAGTATCTTTAACAAATACACCGGCAATCCATTACTATCTGGGTAGTGTGCAAGATTATCACATATATCAAATACAATTGGAAGAGGTTTACCCTCAACAAATCGTCGTATCCTGCCCAATCGTTGTTTTATCTGTGGTAAATTGGATGATGGACACGTTAAGAACAATGCTGATAATCTTGGGAGATCTAACGCTTCACTTGCGATCTTTGTATTACCTACGATACACTGAATGCTTGTGTCTTGGCGTATCTCTTCCCATCGGGTAGATTTCCGAGTCTCTCCTATCAGGAGGACTGTTTTATACCCAAGAGAAACAAGATGCTCATTTATTTTTTTGTTATGATCGATTCTGTCACTTAATACTAAGGGATAGTATCCGGCTTCAATGGTTCTTGTGACTTCGGATACTATTAGGTTATTCCTATCCCTATCTTCTGTTAATTGACTAATACATCTAGTTATATCTAAAGTTTGTTCTCTTTTCTGTCCAGTCCACCGCATTGTGGTGGGTATTTCAAAACGTATATTAGTATTTATAATCCTATAGTCAAAACTAGTTATACGATGTTTAGCATCTTTTGCCTCAATGTCAATTAATTTTTCCCCCAGGGTATCATAAATTAATATATGCTTTCCATCTCTCCTTTCTACTGTTCCTGTAACTCCTACACGATATTTGGCAGGTAAATTATTGATAACAAGATGAAACATTGGAGCACTACATCTATGCGTCTCGTCAATCACAACCATCCCAAATTTATTAAAATATTCTGGATTTTCTTGAAACATAATATATACTGTATTTATAATACCTAATACAATATCACCGTCTTTTTTCTTTTCTCCATTTAATTCTCCCAAGGAGTATGTGCCAAAAAGCCTTTTTTCTATTTCCCCGGTCCACTGCTTACTTAATCGATGTTCATGTACCATTATAAGAGTAGGTTGCTTTACTTTGCTAATAAGATCAAGTATCGCTATACTCTTTCCACTGTTATGAACTACCATTCCGTTTGCCACAAAGTTATGATGTGGTTCTTTACATACTATATCGTAAGTATCTTCTATTCCACAAAAAGATATCTTTTTTACTTTTGAGTAATGTGGTATTCCTTGATTAAAATTAAATTTATTTTCTATAGAATGTAATAAACAATGATCCTTTTCTAAAAGACATTCTAAATTAGATATATCATTATTAAATGGATTCCTATCCTTATGATGTATATGATATTTAAAAGGATCTATAAATTTTAATAATTTACTCCCCTTTTTATCGTTTTTTATTGTATTTATAAAATCATTAAAATCTAATTTATTAATATAAGCTTCATATAGTAGTCTGTGAACTTCTGCTCTTTTTGTTATAGAACCTTTTTTTTCTATTTTAATTCTAGCATACTTATGATATTTTAATCCTGATATTTCTTTAGCTTTTGTTTTTTTTCTAAGAGAAGGTACTTCTTTTTTAGAACTATGAAGCTTATCACACATTATTTCAGATTTACCTATTTTTAATTTTTTTAATTCTATCCATCCTGTTTTTGTCATAATTTTATGATCTTTTGTTGCCTTTATAAACAGACCATTATCTAGTTCTAATCTATAAACATTCTTTTTCCCGCTATAAACTATATCTTCAATTTCATACAATTGAATAGTATTTCCATTATAGCTTCTTATATAAGTAGGAAAATTTAAATCCCAATTATGATAAGCATTTCCCAATTGATTAAAATGTTTATATGCTGTCTTTATTTTTAAAGATTTTCCAATTCCAGTTCTATGGAGTCTTATTTCAGTGTCTCCTGTGATACAGCCTGGGGCTGCTTCTATAAGCCCACCTTCGTTTTTATAAAGAACATTTACTATTTTGTTTTGATTGCTATCTAAAACAGTGTCTACCAAAGAACAATCTATAGAGTTGTGAGAAATTCTTCTATCTATAATAGTAGGAGAAATTCCTAATCTTTCACACAATAATAGCACCCGCTTTAATCCCCCTCTTGGGAGTATAAGCATTTGATTTCCCATCATATTATCTATTCTATAATGATAAATAAATTCTGGTGTGTTTTTTACAGAAAACTTTTGACGCTTCTTTTCAGCATATTCAGGATTTTTGTAAGTAAACTCCTTACAAAAATCTCCTACGTTATTTCCTAATTCGTTCGTATTTATGTATATCTTGTCTTTTACTATCATGAGTATCCATTGATTTCGGATCTTTTAGAAAATCCCTAAAGTATACTAAAGCTTTTACAAGAACAGTGCTGAATGGAAGGGCCTCTCCATATTTTTTATACCACAGTTGTCGTATCTCTTCTTTAGTCTTTTTAAAGGTATTCTCTTCGTTTTCTGGAATATATATTTGTGTTCTTCCCATCTATATCTAAAAATCCTCATCTAATGAAATATCATCAACATCCGAGAAATCAAAACTATCCTCTTTTTCTTTTTTCATATGGTGTCTTACAGAATCTCTTTTCAAATTATTTATTTTTGATTTTAGTACCCTTGGAAGTTTTAATCCACTATTAACCATAGTAACTCGTATTGCGTTATTTAGTAGGGGATCTACGAACATACCTAGTCGAGAGATTGCGCTACCGCAAGTCTGCTTTGTAATGTCAAAAACTTTAGATGAGAACTTTGTAAATACTCCAGTTGTAGGTAGATCAATGCTCACCAAGTATGCAAGAGTATCTTTATAATTAAATCCTTCTATGAAACAGGAATTAAAAAGTTTTGCTTTAAGATCTTCTTCAGAAAGAGAATCAACTTCTTTAGCGGTGAAGTACATATCTCTAATATCAGTTAAACCATTTCCGTATTGAATTATACGAAGTATCTCAGCTTTATCTATAGAACCTATACCTGTCTGGCTTATTTTTCCTTCCCTCAAAAGACCAAGAACAGATACAAGACGTATTACAATATATTCGTTTATTTTCTTCCACCAATCTTCACTAAGTCCTACTTTATTTATAAGGTATTCATTATCTGCAAGAACAAACATATGAGCTCCACACTCTTTTAATTGCTTGAGTGTTTTCATTGCATTATCCATTGCAAGCATACCAAGCATTTTTGGTGGAAGCGTTACAAGTACTCCAACTTTATGTCCTGACTCTCTAGCTATTTCAACAGCAGGTATTATAGAAGATCCACCAGTTCCTCCTCCTAACCCTGCAAGAAATATTTGCATTTTCCCTTCTTCCATTTTAGAAAGAAGAAACTTTTTAAATTCAATCATATGATCATTAAGTATCTCTCTTCCTTTTAAGGGGGATCCTCCAGATCCTGTTCCTGATACTAAAAGAAGATCTTTTTCATTTATTCCAGAACCACGAACATCTACAACATCACTATTATAATAGGTAGTTCTATACCCGAGTTTTTGAAATTCTAAGGCTATTCTACTTCCACACATTCCTAATCCAGTTAGCTGGACACTATCTTTCAATAAATCGTCAATTTTCATTCGTAGTCCCCTTTAATTCATATGACTTTTTTATTATTTTATATTATTTTATATTAGTATTTAAAGATAAAAGATAACATGTTGTTATTTTATAGCAAACGTCTTCAAATGTACAAGATATGCAATTCTTTATATGCTCCACATAATTGTTAACCATTTCTTTTTTTATATGATCAATACTATTAAAACCTTGAAGATCTATAGCAAATTTTTTACTTCCTTTGTATTCTTCAAGATCAGTTAAATCTTCTAAATTAAAATCTTCTACTTTCTCATCTTCTGGAATATCATATCTCATTTTAAATAAAGTATCGACATCCATTTTTACAAAAATCTTTAGTAGAGGAGGACTCATATTTCCGAAACAAGGTGGAATATTTTCTTTTTTAAGTCTTGCTTCCAAAAGGGATTCTAAAGAGTCACCTATCCCATTGACATTTATGTCAGTAGTCATTTTTTACCCAATTGATCTTCATAATGACGGTCAATAATTCTTCTAATCAATTCAGATTTTGTTACGTTTGTTTTTTGAGATTCTTTATCAAGAGTAGTATGTTGCCTTTCGGTTAAATATACCTGTGTCCTTCTGTATATTTTCTTTCTCTCCATACCTTTCTCCTGTCATACATTTACTGTACATCATGTATAGTAATAAGACATAATCAAGTCAAGAAAAAATTAATAATTATACTATTTTTTTATACACGTAACGAGTTCTTATATTTTTGCTAAAGAATTTACCGATAGAAGGTGATTGCATAAGTTCTTGATAGATTTCCTCTGGAATGCTTTGAAATTCATAAATAGAACCACTATTAAAAGCTATCAAAAGGATATTGTTATCAGGATCGTAACCTATCTTAGATATCGTTGATGATTTGACCGGAATTAGTTCCATACTTTTTCTCCAAAAAATATTGATTTATAGATACTTCTTTATAAGTAGACTCTACCAATTCTTCAATAGTGCAATCTGCAGCATCTTTTCTATGCTTTGGAAGAAAGCAGATACTTACTTTTGTTGCATGTATTAACTGATGAGCAGATTGTATTAGCTTTTCCCCCATTAAATCATTGTCTGGAACAATAACAACTTCTTTATACAGTCGTAATAGCTTTATTTGGTCTGGGAGAAGTCTATTGGAAAGAGCAGCAACGCATTGATTTCTTGTTCTCATGAAAAATATAGAATCAAATATTCCTTCTGTAATATATATCTTCTTTGTAGTATCTGAAAATTTATCTATACCAAATAAGAGATCATTTCTTCCATAAGATCCGTACTCTTTACCACTACCAAAAGTGCTTCTCATAAAATAATTTCTTAATATTCCTTTTTGATAGATTGGTATAAGTATCCATCCAAAATATCTTTTGAATTCTATATTAAAGGCATCATTAATAGAACCCATTTTCCATTCTACAATTTCTTTAGGGGTTATGCCTCGTTCTGAAAGATATGGGTGAGTTTCTAATAAACGATGTCCTGGTATAACAATTTCTTTGTTTTCAGATTCAATTAAAGAAACAGACCTCGAGTTTATAAAATTCTCAAGGAACTTTCTAACTTCCTCATCAGAGTTTCCACCTGTAAGGAATTTTTTAAGATAATTCTTGGATTCCTCAAAATTTAATCCTTTGCTATTAAGTAGTGTAAATAAGTTACCCTTAAAATGACAATTGTGTACTGCAATCCCATTAACAGTATATGAATGATCCCTTTCTACAGTTAGATCAAATACTCTTCTATTTTTACAAGGGAATATCTTTTTATCAACGATTCTATATAGAATTTTATCTTCAAGTATGATACTATCTAATTTTTTAGATTCTTTAATCCACCAAGATACAATAAAACTTTTTTTATGGTTTACTCCATTTTTATCTATATGCTCTGAATGTATCCTCAAAGATGGCGAAAATCCAAGATTGCATAAAATAATTTTTAGTTGATAAGCTAATGTTTTAGATACAGTTGCAGCCGTTTTTAATCCATTCCTTGAAATATACCCATCTCCCAAGTAATAGCCCTCTATCAAAGATTCTAATATTTCTTTTGGATAAGATAAAAATTCAAACGGAACTTTTTTATTAATAGAGGTATGTCCGCAAATATCATCCAACCATCTTCCAATTATAACATTAGGAATTAACACCGATAAACTATGTTTACTATTTTTATGTAAATACTCTTTACATTCAATATCGAACAAACTTTTCGATATTTCATATATTTTTCTAACAAGATGCTTTTTAGTGGTATTATTTATATTAAATAAAGCTCCTCTATTAAGAGATCCTTCTGCAATATATAATCCTATAAGCCATGCTACGTCCTTTGTAACTTTTATATTATTTTTAAAAATTTTAGGAATCTTTCCAAAAGTTTTTTTGTATTTATCTACATCTATACTTATAACAGGATCTTTTACAAATTCTTTTATTTTAGGGATATATACCCAATCATCTATATTTATATCCTTCGCCTCAGATTCTTTAAAATCTGAAGTTATTAACACTCTTTCTCCTTTTTTTCTTTTATCTATCCCTTTTTTAAATCTTCCATAAAAAACATCTTCATTCTTATATATAAAAAATTTATGATCTTCGGTACAAACTATTGGAGATCCTTCTTTGGAAATTGAAAATTCTACCATATTTCCAGAATATTCTTTTTCTAAAATTCCTAAAACCTTATTAAAATTACCATTATGAGTTAAAACAGAATCTCCAATTTTAACTGATTCTATAGCTACTATAGAATCTCTTAACACTACAGGAGTACTAGGATCAAAACATCCAAAACAATGTATTGCACCCGTTTCTTTATGAACATGCATAGACGGGTTTCTTTCAACGTGATTAGGATTAAGACATTTTATTTTTACATTATCAGAACCTGCTGCTTTATATTCAATACCTAAATCTTTTAAGACATCAAGTACCTTTATTTGTATTAAGGTATTACGAAGCATATCTGGCTATCCAACCTTTACTTATTAAAAAGTCCAATTGTTCCTTTTCCCGAACTTTATCTAAATCATTAGTAATAAGCCAAGTCTCTATTTTAGCCATTCTACTAGGTGTTACATAATATGGATATTCATCTCTAATAAGGACTCGTTCACTGTCATGAACATCAAATATTATATCCGCACATTTAAAACTACAAACGTACATAATTATTTCTTTAGCTCCCCTGATGCTAAAGGGCTTGAAAAACTTCCTCGTATTTCAAGTTGTTTATAACTTCTCGAAAGAACAATTCTTGATTGAAGATAATCTTTATCTATTTTTTCTATTGGTGTATTAGAAGTGCATATAAAAATCTTTCCATTATTAACTGCGTTATTTAACCAATTATAAAGATTTATCTTTGTATAATCTCCTTTGGCAATACATCGAGTTGTGTCAAACATATCGTCTATAACATATATTTTATGAGTATCAAACTCTTGAAATGATATTTTTTCCTTACTAAAATCTGTGAAGGCGTTAAGAAGATCTTGCATAGAAATAAATCTAACAGAAAGTCCTTCTTTAATAAAAGCAGTTCCTAATATAACTGCAAGAGTAGTATGGCATGAGTTTTCTTCAGATCCCCATATCCAAACTACCTGAATTTTATCATCAAATATTGAATGAGGATTACTTATATACTTTTTTATAGTATCTATATTTAAGTCGTTATGCAACTTAATAGGGGGCTTAAGAAATTTTTCTGAAAGATTTATGTATTGGTCAAGAGTATATCCCCAGAATATTCTTGGAATATATGCTCCTATAAGTTTAGTCTCAAGATTTATTCTAGCTTCTTTTTCCTTTCTGCAATCGCAAGGGTATGCTACTGTTTCTCCGTTCTCTTCAATTGAGATAAATGTAGTATTGTGACATTTAGGGCAATTCATTTGTAGACCTTCCTATTCACATAAATAATTTTTCATACAATCTACAAAATCTTCCCAGCGCATAAGTACATATTCCTTACCTGATTCTGTAAATTTTATGAGAGCCATCTCGACCTTTTTAGATCGAATATAAATATTTAAAAGCTCCTCATATGTAAATAATATACTTTTACCCTTTGAGTTGAAGTGGAACGGAGGGTTTATTTCCATAGTAAAATCTTGTTTTCTAACTAGAGCAAAATTCTTTCCTCTAGATTCAAATCCAAACCTAAGAATAGGTATTTTATTAACTTGTTTAGATTCTTTCTCAACTTTAAGAAGTACTCCCAATTTTATGGAATAATTATCCTTATGTGTAAATTTATCCTCTACTAAAAAAGTATCATTAGATAAATCTGATTTTTTATTCCATAACGCACCCGAAGCAACATGTGCTCTTCCCTTTATATTCTCGGCTGCTTTCTTTTCTCTTTTCTGAGATATCTTTTTATTCGTAATCATATATCCACTATTATATAATTATTTAAGTTAACTTTAATATTAAAAAATAAGTCTACATAACTAAGAGGAACGGGATACTCTTTAGATTTCCAAGTCATTACTTTATTTTAATATCCTTATATAACTCTCCTACGAATTGGGGATTTCCTTTAAAGAATTCTACCAGTTTATTCATACCTTGGAATGTCTCCCCTTTAGTTTTATAATAAGGACCTGCTCGCTCTATAAGATTTTTTATAACTCCGAGAGATACTATCTCAGCAATATGATCTATTCCTATAGGGAAAGAAGTTCCCGGCCTGAAATAATAATCATAGGTGAACATGTCACCAGGAGCATTAAGTTTGTTTTTATCAGCACGGATTCGTATTTTTTGACCATAGAAGTTGTCTTGAAATTTAGCTTCTGTTCCATCTTCCTTTAACCAGCATTCTCTTTTCACTTCAATAATAGAAGCGCTATGATGCCCTACTGCATTTCCACCACTAAATGAATCAGGACCTGCGTGAAATGCTGTAAGGTTGGATCGTACCTGCGACAATATAAATAATGTTGGCTTGTATGCTTCTAATTCATCTTCCATATCGGTAGGTGCAAAAGAGGATACAACATACCGCATAAGCTTTCCATTTGCTTTAGCCTCACTTCCCATATCAGCTTGACCTGCTTCTCTTTCTCGTATATAGCGAGGAACAGCTCCTTGAAGAGAATCCCAAACAACAATGTCAACACCACGTTCCTTTATAATAGGTCTTAAAAGTTCTACACCTTCTTCAGTATCTTCTGGCTGCGCTACCATAAGCCTTTCTGGAATGATACCACAGGCTATTAAATAATCCTGAGTTGCCATTTGTATCACTTCCTGTTCTTGTACAGTAAGCTTCTTGACCCATTTCTCTTTTTCTTTTACCATCTTTTTTTCATCATCAGAAAGAGTAACTTTCTCTTTAAGATCTTCTATTTCTGCTACAATGGTGTTGTAATCAAGTTCATCAACTTCTCGTTCTCCATAATCAGTGGTTTGAATTATTCTTTTCACTTTTATTATTCGAGGATCTTCCATTTGTAAATTATCTTCATAATCCACAAACAATACTTTTTTAGGTTCTGGTTTTTTACATTCACATACAGGAATAAGAAGCATATATTTTAATATAGCAGTCCATCGATCTTCTATAGAAGCTTCATAAAACTCAGGAAGAACACCTCGGCACACTCTACAACATCTTTGAGCAAACGCAGTTGTTTGATTGATCAAAGCGTTCTTACCACTCGAACGCGATCCAAAAATCATTATTATTCTTTTGTATGCAAATCCTCCTCCGGTGAGTTCATCTACAGAAAAAGATCCGGAAAAATATCTTTTAAGATATACTGACTTGGCTTTATCCAAAGTCGTTATCTTATTTGTTTTATACTTTTTATTTATCTCTAAAATACTGGCTGGTAATTCAAACATAAAATCCTCCCTTATTTTGTCCATACTTCTTGAATATCTACATCCACCTTAAGTGGCATGGTTACTTTTGGAATATTCTCGGTCATACATTTTACAAATACAGGAGATAACTCCTCTACATACTTATCAGGGCTTTCTATTAAGATACTATCATGAATAGTTCCTACAAGCATTGTTCTATACTGAGGATTTTTTTCTATCCACTCCTGACATCTTGAAATTCCCATAGCGGTTATATCATTAGCAGAGCTTTGAATTTTTGTGTTTGTTGCCTGCCGCAGAGCTTTTCCTTTTTCTATATCATTACTACTAAGTGCTTTTGAAAGATATCTTTTTCTTCCATAAAGAGTTTCTACATATCCGTACTGCTGAACGAATATTTCGTTATCATGTATAAATTTTTTAACATTTGGATAGGTACTGAAGAATTTATTCATAAAGTTAAGCGCAGCTATCTCTGTTATTCCTAAATCTTCTGCAAGAGATCGAGCCTGTAGACCAAAAATTATTCCAAAATTTATTGCTTTCGCTGAAGATCTTAATTTCTCATGTTCTGGTTTTTTCTTATCAAAAGAATCAAAAGGTACTCCAAACATTACACATGCAGTATAAGTATGAAAATCATGTCCGGATGCAAAAGCTTTTATCATACTAGTATCATCAGACATCATTGCAAGAACACGAAGCTCTATCTGTGAATTATGACTTACAAACCCATTTGCTATGTAGCTGTGTGTTTCTTCTACTTCTATATCATATGTCTCAGCAGGGCTTATTTTTTTTATATTAGATATTTTACAATATACTTGGTTCCATTCTGATATTTTGTGTAATCCAAGATCTTTATATATTTCAGGGTAGTCTTTTTTTATGAGATCAGAAGTATACTTGGATACAGATCCTTTCCTATTTCTAGTATTTTTTAATAAATTTATATTAGTATACTTTTTTGATTTATTTGTTAAATTAGGATGATTTCCATAAACAGGACTTGCATCAGAACTTTTAAGTATACTTAATAATTTTAATTTTTTTCTTTTACTAATAAATCCTATTTTTTCATAGAATACTTTAGTCCAATGAGACTTTATATCAAGTATATATACTGTAAATTTATATCCCCGAATTTCATGGTTTTGTTTTCTCTTTTTAGCTATAATTCCTAAAGATAATAATAATAAATGAACATCGTCTATTAATGATTCCTCAACAGAGGAACATCGAATTCTATCATCAACAGATCCATCAGTTTCAAAATATCCACGAAGCCAGGAAGATATTAAATCCTCGTTGGATTGAAAAAGAAAAGAAGGAACCCGTTTTTTAGATATACCCAAATTATTAAATACTTTTATTAAGGGCTTTGAATTAAAATTCATTGCAACAGCACCACGTCTCTCTTTGCATATACTACAAGATTCTCCAAATTGCTTGTGTAGTATATTCTCTATGTAATTTATAACATCTTTATCTTTAACACAAATGTGCCATTGTATTGTTGTCTTTCGACAATTGCTTTCAAGAGTTGTACCATTACCACTAAGGACTCCAAAAAACTCACATAAAGAATTATTTATAAAATTAGGATATTTTTTTAATATTTTATTACTAGCATGTGTATATTCTATTTTTGGCAAAGGTATCTTGTTTTTATTGTTTAAATGAAAGGGTTGTAATGCTATAAAATCATTTTCAAAATCTAAATTTTTTAAATTTTTCCAAACATAATTTCCATGAATATCTATAACACGAATTCTATGAAGATCTGTCATTTTTATTTTATATCCTAGCTCCGTTGTAACCTCATATACTTCCTTAACACCTTGTTTAAAGACATTTAGTACTTTTTTTAGAGATCCATCCTCTTGAATAACTTTTTCATTTTTTTTTAAATATTGTATTTCCTTAAGTCCTGTTTCTGTAGCAACTAGGGTATCTCCAACAAGGCATTGGTCCAAGCAAATAAGTTTATTACCTCTTTCAGCACGAACCATATTTCTTATTTTATTATCTCTAGGTATTGTATGAAGAAAGCAGCTTGCTCTTCCTGTTGCTGTTAACTGATAATAACTCGGGTGTACCCTATGAGTAAGTTTGTCTGCTTTATTCATAAAGCCCACTAAATATGTAGAGTTCTGTTTTGACAAAGTTCTGTATTCTAATATACTTTTCAATATCGGTTTTTGATTACTAAAGAATGTTATTGCTTCTTCATCTCCTGCAGGATTTCTACCCTTTTTAGTAACATAGTTTTTATTAGGCTCAAGACCTAAAACATTGTACATTAGGTTACTTATCTCTTTTGAAGAGTTAAGATTTAACTCGTATCCAACTTTATTAAATATCTTAATTTTTATCTTTTCGATCTCTTCTTTGTTTTGACGAGCTACCTTATCCATATATTTAAAGTCTAATCGTATTCCATTCAGAGTCATGTGTATTAAAGAATAGCAGTATTTCATAATAATATTATAAAACACATCTCGATATTCTGAATCTATCTTAGGCTTCATTATCTTATAAAGTCTATAGGTAATATCAGAATCCATCGCTGAGTAATATTGCAAAGGAGTAAGATTTAATTCTTTTAACTTTTCTTTTCTTTTAGTTTCTATTTGGGTTCTTAATCCAAGAAGATACTTATCATATTCTGTAATAACCCCTTTTTCAGAAGATTCAAAATCATCTGGATTCCATAATTGCCCTTGTACTTCTACAGCATCTTCTTTAGCCTGATATTTTCCTATTCCTCCGAAAGATGCGAGGATGTCTTTATATCCTCCTTCGTTGGTCATTATCCAGGATAAAGTTTCCAGCTTATAAAGAGAATTTCCAACATCTCCTTCCGAACTCATATTTAAAGTATGGTACGCTAACATTGTATCAAACAAAACTCCATTTACTTTGAATCCTAATTGCATAAGAAAACTCAAATCAAAGGAGATATTATGGCCAACTTTTTCATTATTGGAAGTCATACTCTTTCTAAAAAGATCTTCAAATTCGAGGATATTATTCCATTGTATGTGAACGCCTTGACCAACAGTATGACAAAAAGATATATCAGTTATTTTATCTTCTCTGTGATTAAATCCCCGGGTTTCTAAGTCAAATGCAAAGGAAGGAACTTCTATAAGTTCTTCAAGATACTTTTTTATATCTACAGGATCTTCTAAAGTTCGAGCATTTGCTTTCATTTTTCTTTGTGGAGGAAGATCTATAATCTGTTTTGCCAGAATAAGATCATTTACAAAGTGTTGGTATAGTAACCTATCTTGTGTTCTCATTAGATATGCTGGATGATATGTAGGAATAATTACTGTATCTAACTCAGGAAAATACATTTTTTTACCACGAGCACTTTCAATAGTTAGTCCTATCTTTATGAGTTGCTGAAGAGCTATCTTTCCGATTGTTATTATAACTTTCGGTTTCATTTTATTTATGAGTTCTATGGTAAATGCTCTACAACAATCTATTTCTTTTGGAGTAGGAGTTCGATTATTTCCAGACTCGTCTATGGGATGACACCGAATTGCATTGCTGATAAAGCAATTTATACCTATCTGATCTAAATAATGTTGAAGCATTTTTCCAGAAGCACCTACAAAGGGCATTCCCGCATCTGCTTCTGCCTGTCCTAAAGCTTCTCCAAGAAGAAGGACTCCCGAATTAATATCTCCTCTTCCAACAACATGAACACTCTTGGAAGTTCTCCACATGTTACATTTTTGGCAGAGATAGTTATTTGTAGTATATTCCATTATATAAGATTTTCTTTTTTATTTGTTTTTACTAAGTTGTTCAAGACATCGATCTGGTATTTTTTTAAATCTATTTTTTTTGGTTTCTTTTCTAAGAAGATATTATAGTAATCATGAGCTATTCGTGCCATAGAGTACGCATCTGCAATATTATCGTCTCTAAGCTCTACTCCAAAATTTTTAAATAGATCGAGAATCAGAACACCTTTTATTTTCTCTTTTGCTGATCCTGATATAAATTTCTTTGCAGAGAGAGGAGAAATACCTATAGATTTTATACCCATTTTAAATAAGTGTAGTTTTAATACACCATTAAGCTCTCCGATATTAAAAAGATGTCCTTCAGCTCGAAAAGCGGGAGTCTCAATTCCTGCTAACTTTATAGTATTTTTAAACGGTTCAAGGGTTTTTAAAAATATTTCTTCAATGAATAATAATCTTTCAGTATCTTTAGCCTCAACATGAAGGACTTTCTTTTCTAATATAGTATATTTCTCATCTATAATAACAAGTCCAGTTCCGGTTAATGACATATCAAGGCCAAGATACATAAAGACCTTCCTTAATTTATCTTAGGACACCGTATACTTAGCTTGGCAAAATGGGCATACCGTGGCTTTAGAAGAAATCAAGTTATTGCAAACAGCGCAAGGTTCCATAAGAACTGTATTACAATTTGGACACTTTGTTGTACCTTGCGGTACAAGTGCCTTACAATTAAAGCAAGGAATAGCTTGAGGAGCAACTGCAAGAACTCTTCGTGGAGGTTCTTGACTTGGAGAAGCCATAGGAATAGCACTATCGTCAAATGGGAGAGGTTGTTGATTATTTGGCTGCATTGCTGCAGGAGGAGGAGTCATAACATTTATGTATCCCTGAGGAGGTACTTCTATGTTTGTATTCATAGATTTTTGTTGGCTTTGTCTTTCTTGCCATTGTGCATTTTCTGATGCTGCTTGTTTTTCAAACTCAGCATAGAAATTAGTTCCCATAGCAATATCCATTCTTTTTATTTTAGTTGGAATGTGCTTCAAACAATAGAATGCTGATGATAGTTTTATAATAGTCTTTAAATCATTTCTTTTATAAAGTTTTTCTTCCTCTTTAATAAATCCAGCAACAACATGAGGAACATTTACTCCTGCTTTTCGTATATCAGGAGTAGTGTTTTTTCCAGTACCTTCTTTTGTATAATTTACATCATACTCACTGAAGTCTCCATCATCATCTACACATTTTTTAAGAGAGGACATAGCTCTTTGACCTAAACGAACTATTTTAGTACTTTTTTCCTTTTGACACCAAACAACAGAAGTATTCTCAATAACTTCAGGATTTCTGTGAATAACATTGTAAATAAACTCAAGTTTAGGTCTAGCTGTTGCAGGAGCACCGTAGGCAGGATTCCAATACTCTGTCATTATCTTATAAAGATCAGGGTCTTTTACTTGGTATGTAGATACTTTTCCAAATTGACCTTTTTTTGTTTCAAAGAATCCACCATCAAAGTATCTGTTACGATCACCAAACATTCTTCCAAGAAGGCTAACTCCTTCAAACTCATTCTCAGCAATAAATGGTCTGATCTTGTCATCATCACAAAGAACCCAAGATATGTAATACCCTATAAAAGAATCAGGCCCATCTATGAATCGCAAAACAGCAGAATTACCTGGAGTAACTCTCACTTCTTTTGCATATTCTTTCTCATAAGTATTGTCATTAGAAAGATTACCAGTAACTTCATCAAATTTTCCCATAGCAGTCTCCTTAATATAATATTTAAGTTCAATAAATTCTTAGATTTATTGGTATTTACGAAGGTTTTCCAGCTGCAATGTTATAGTCCTTAAGAGCATGCAACTTAAATCCATAATTTTCTAATCCAGAAACAACTCTTTTTACAAGGCCGAGCTTATATGTCTCTGTTCTTAGAAGATTACTATATTGTTCATATTCTTTTTCAAAATGAACTTTTATAAAATTCTCTTTCTCTTTTTCTGTTCTTTTTTCAGACTTTCCTAGAGGTGGGAGTATAGCATTAATTTCAAAATATTTTTTAGCTTGCCACATATTGAACTCATCTTCAAGTTGCTGGACAACTTGATTTTGAGATTCATAAATCATTCCATAGACAAACAACTTTCTAGAGATTTCATTTATCTCTAGCATAATATCACGAAGATTTGTATAATTTTCTAATTCTAGTTGCTGTGAATCGAAAACAACGGGGTTAATAGGCAGGTCTTTATAAGAAGTATTTTCCTTATAAAGTTTAAAAGTTTCGTTAATCGTGCCAAAAGACTTATAAATACTTTCGTCCATAATAATTCCTCATTCTCATTCTTTTTTTAAAATTCTTAGCTAAAATGCTATTTTTATATTCTACAAATAAATATTCAAGGAACATCTAGATCATTTACTATTTTGATTCTTTATACTCTTTCCACTCTTTTTCCAATACTCTTTGTATTAGATCAGAGGCTCCAAAATTAAGTTTTCTGCACAAATCATCAAGTATTTTCTTGTGTTTCGGTAAAAGTGATATTGATATATTTTTGGCCTTTTTTTCATCAGAGAGTTTCAACCGACCCATATAAATTTTTCTCTTTCCATGTATTTTTTTATGTCACTTCTATGTTTTAAAAACATCTAATTATTATTAATAATTAAGTCAACAAAAAATTAATAAATATTGTTAAAAAGCTAATAAGGGGAGAAGAAAAAACTCCCCTTATTAAATTGGAGATCAAAGCGAGAAAATTACTTAGTTTTTTTCTTTCTATTAGTTTGATCGTTTTTGAATTTTTCGTCTTTTTTAGGAAGAGCTGCCTTTCCTGGTTTACTCCCTTTACCGATGTCATATTTTTTGGGAGTTTCTTTTGAACCAATGGTTTTTTCTTTGTCTGTCTTCATCTTGGGCATACAAATTCTCCTGATACGTTTATTATTTAAAATCTAAAAGATTTTATTTTCTAATATCCTGCTATTTCTAATGTGGTAAAATCACCGTCAAGAAAAACAAAGTCTTTAAATGCAGGTATATAACAAAGAGATTTTTCGTACTCTTCATATGCTATAATAACAGCTATTTCACCATCAATATCTATAAACATATTAGCATCTGGTTCCATCTTAGATGGTTTAAGTTCAAGGTAATTTATTAGGTTTTTTGGGAGTTCTATTTCATATCCCAAGTTAGTAAGGAAGACTCTTGACTTATTTTCAGTTTTCTCTAATTGAAACCCAATATATGTTTTTGGTATAGGTTGCAATATAAAAGGTTCTTGGAAGTAGAGGGAATCATCGACTAATCCAACAGGACGAATATCTTCTACCCAATCACTATCTTGTCCCGCTGTTTTTATCCAAGGGTTATAGGAAGCATATTCGTGAATATCTCCTTCAAGCTCTTTTAATAGTTCTCTTTCTTGTATTTCTTTTTTATTATCTTTTGTTTTGTAAACAAAAGGTAGTTTATAACTTCTTACATATTTATCAAGATCTGCTTGAGATAGTGTTGACCATCTATTTATTTTAAGATCTCTTAATTTCAAAAATAACAATCTTTTGTATTGATCTTTAATTTCATTACTAGCATGCATAGGAATACCAGGAGCATTGTCAGGTATTTCAGATTCTCCTCGAGGAGCATATACTCTTAAGCTACAGCCACAGTTAGAATGACTAAGGTAGATAATAGGTTTAGGGGGGCTATATCCTTTAACCCCTGCATGCATAATAGCTTCACTAATAAGATTTTCTACAGTGGTTCTTAGACCAAGGTTAGCGGTACAAATTGGCCATCCATTTACCTTATGACAATTATCATGTTTAAACTCAGGTCCTCGTATCCAACTAACGTCACTATACCCCACGGATTTTAAATATTCTAGTATCATAAAGGATCCATCCATATTTCCCTGCTTTTCTTCGGAAGGGAAATATTGATCGATGGCCAAAGATGGAGCGAATGTTTGTAGTACATAAAGTTCTCTTTTTTTCTTATCTGGAACTTTTTTAGGATATTCTGGTTTCTCTGGAGTTGGAGGAATAGGAGGTTCTGTTGGTGTTACTGGAGGAGATGGAGCAGTAACAGGAGCTAGAGGTTCCTCTCTTAACTCTTCGGAAGGGACAGGACGAGTAAGTATATTTGGGGTGAAAGGATTTGATTCTACATCAGGGGCAAAAAATCCTTTTGGAAATAATTCTCCATAAGGAAATTGCATATCCTGTGGCTTTATAGGAGCAGCCTTTTTTATCATTTATTAGTCCTGGCCAGAAAGTATCTTGTATACATTTATAACATCATCAGGGCCTATTCTTATACCTTTGTATAACGCAGCAACTTCAAAGAGTATTCTAAGATATCCATATCGTTGGAGTATCTTATAAATAAGATTGCCTTTGGAATAGTTTAAAGATCCCATTAATTTTTCTAGATCACTTTTAAGACCTACCCTTGAAAATTCCATTTTCCTTAGATTGGATGCTATACCACGATCAGTAATAAGAGAGTCTATATCATCATTTACTCTATCAAGGGCTACTTGAAAATCTGTGCTTAATAGTTTAAGTTCCTCTTTATCAAGAGTTTTCATGTAGTCTTTTAAAACTAAGAAATCCACACTATCTCTTTTAGCTTTATCAATATCTATAACGATTTTATCAATATACTTCTGAGCCAGATTTTTAGCAGAATTTAGTATGTAAGACGAAGAAAGAGTTCCTTCTAGTTTCTTTGGTTCTTTTAGCCATTCATCTGTAATAAGATTATACAAACTATCATATTTTATGAGAGCAGCTCTCTCTGCTTCCTCTTCTGTAAAAAAATATGTATCTAGAGGATGAAATGTTTCTGGTATAAAAGCAGTTAAAAAAGAACTTCTTCTTCCTGCTTCTATAAGCTCATCACAAATATCTTCTCCCGTAGAATCTTGATATTTTGGATTATTCTTTTTAAATAAATCTATATTTAAAACAACTTTTACATCTAGGTCTGAATCATCTTTATAGAAATATGTCGCTAAGGATGAACCTATGTAAAGATGAGATACAAACTCTTTATATCCTTTAATACCAAAACTAATAAAAAAACCCTCCATAGATTTATATATAAACTTTTTTATTGAAGGTTTTAATTTATTATCTTCCCATATTTCTGGGGATAATGTTTTTCTTTGGTAATCTAAAATAGATGATATCTTTTTCATCATTTGTGTTCCAGGGAGTCTACAACATCTTCATAAGAATCAATAGCGTTGCTATAAGATTGAATAGAGCTTGTAAGTCTTTGTATTCTTTGATTTAGATGGAGGACTCGATCATTTAGAGTATTTACTTGAACGAACCAATCATCACTAGTATACATAACTTCTATAACTTTATCCCTTATTTCCTCAATAAAGAATGTTAAGTTTCTATCAGTATTAGTTTGACTTATTTGTTGAATGTGTGATAGGATATAATCACATTTTGTTCTTATATCATTTTCGAATAACTGCATTAGTTTATATCTCCGTAAGGGTCAAGCTCTGTATGAATCTTTGAAAAATCCTTATTACGAAGTTTGAACATACCCTCTTTAGAGACTAGTTGGGATCCACCAGTATCCCATTTCACAAGAATGGTATCACCATCATTTTTTATACCTTTAACAATTCCCATTCTTCCTGTTGATCGAGATCTTATAAGGTCTCCTATCTTAACATCTTCTTCTTTTATGAAGTACTCGATAAGATCTTCTCTCTCTGCTTTCTTGAAGGTTCTCTTAACAAGCGGACTAGAATAGCGTATTCCGTGAATAGCAAGCCAATCTGCTATTTTTTCTACAGGCATGTTCATCTTAAGCATGCGATACAAAGTTTCAATATGATCTTGATTTCTTTCTGTTCTTACCGGTGTAGCTTTCATAATACCTCTATTGTTCTATTAAAATTGGAGAGTCATGATCTCCCTTATTTATTATTATCAGCTTAAGAGCACTGCTATTAATATCTCTACCAAGATCATATCCTGCCGATTGTTGGATTTTTCCTGAACCGAAGCCACCAAAACAATATTTTATGAGTTTTCCTTCAGACAGAAATTCATATTCATACCATGATTTTTTCTCAGGATTTTCAAATTGATAGAATCGACTATCAGAATCGTATTTTCCTATATTGTAAAATACATCTAGAGCCTGTTCCTCAAGTTTCTTTCCTGGTTCTACACCGGCATTAACAACATAGATAAAATCATTAATTTTTATAATTAAAGGAAGTTCCTCTAGGTAGTTTATAAGATAATTACTATCTTTTTCTAGCCAGTTAGGAATGTTATCTTCAGTACAAGCATCAAACTCTCTTTTTCCTTTAACCGAATAAGTATTATGACAATTGGCTAAAAAATAGAGACAATCTAAGGATTTATCATTATCAAGATCGATATTATTCCCAGTTGTTACAAGAGTATCATCCTTATTAAATCCTTGATTATATAACAAATTAACAAGAGATTCATAATCTCCCCTAATATCTCCAACGACAAAATACCTTTTAGTATTTAGAACCGATAGGTCTAAGACAAAATCCATTATGTACCATTCCTGATAGAAATAGCTTCTTGAAATAATAATGTTAAAAAAATTGGCAGAATTAAGCCCAAATCCTAAACTTTTTCATATACAATGAAAGAATTATTTCTACCCTCAAAAAAGTTACCAAGGCTCTTTTTTCGTATGGATATTATACCTGGGCCTACAGCACTTTTGAAAAAAACGTAATCCCCTTGATCATCCCCAACCGAATAATCGTATTTATAATAATTGTCCTTACCACGAAATTTCAAAATATCTCCTTGAGTAAGCTCTTGAGAAGACTTAGAGTACTTTTTTGGGGTAAGACCAAAATTGTACGAAGATCTGATTTGGTTCATAACATACCTCTATTTTTATTTTATAATTACCCTCCGGTAATTATCTTTTTTCGTAGTTACTTTCAATCCACTTAAGGTATTCTCCTGTTTTTATGTCTTCTATCCATTTTTTGTTATTTAAGTACCATTTTACCGTAAAATCCATTCCAGAATAAAAAGATGTACGCTGATTCCACCCCAGAAACTTTTTTAATTTATCACAATTAACAGCATATCGTTTATCATGCCCAGGCCTATCTTTTACATAGGTTATAAGATTTTTATAAGTATTTATCGGTACTCCGGTAAGATCTGATACAATCTCACACAAAATTTCTATTATTTCTATGTTCTTTCTTTCGTTATCTCCTCCTATATTATAGGACTCTCCTATCTCTCCTTTGGTAGCTATTGTCCAAATAGCCTCACAGTGATCTTTTACAAATAACCAATCTCGGATTTGAGTGCCATCCCCATAAACAGGAAGAGGTTTCCTTTCTAGCATATTTAATATCATAAGAGGGATAAGTTTTTCTGGAAATTGATAAGGACCATAATTATTACTGCAGTTGGATATAAGAATTGGCATATTATAGGTATGATAGTATGCTCGTACTAAATGATCTGCACTTGCTTTACTAGCAGAATAAACACTTCTAGGATCATAAGGACTTCTTTCATGAAAGTATCCGGATTCAGGTAAAGATCCAAACACCTCATCGGATGAGATATGATAAAATATAATGTCTTTATTTATCATTCTAATAGCTTCTAAAAGAGAAAATGTTCCTAAAATGTTTGTTTTTATAAAATCACTAGGACCATATATAGATCTGTCCACATGGCTTTCTGCTGAGAAATTTATTATAAGATCAATATCATAATTTTTAAATGTACTTACAAAGTCTGTATCGAGAATATCACAGATGTCTAATTTAATAAATTTGTACTTTTCTTCAACACCTAAAAGATTACTTGGATTTCCAGCATATGTTAATTTATCTATATTTAAAATATTTCCTTTGAAGCCAATATCTTCTATAAGATATCGTATGAAGTTAGATCCTATAAATCCCATTCCTCCCGTTACTGCTATGTTTTTAATATCTCGTTTAATCTCTTTCATATAATTTTAATCTCTTAATATTTTTAATCTACTAATTCATATTCTATTTTAAATATAGCTTCATCGCATACGAACATATAACCGTATTGAGTCATAATAATATAATCACCACAATAACCCTTTATACTAATTCCTTCTACAATAAGTTCAAATTTGGAATCCATTTTCCAGAACATTACAGTAAGAGGCTTTTTAATTGCTTTTCGAGGGCTAATCTTCGACAGGTCTTTGGGTGATGCTATTGACAACATTTATATATCTCCATTTTTAATATTATCCGCATTTAGAATACCCACATCCAATATCTGAACATTTGAGACAACCCTCAGAAAATCTTAATTTTGATCCACAGGTAGGACAAACTTCTTGAGCATCCAATCCATCCTCTACATATTTTTTGAGTGTTCGAGCGAGGACTTTAGCAAAATGGGTTACATCACCTTCTGCCTTATTAAGCATTATAAGAACTTCATCCAGAGGAACTCCTGATTGTAAATGCAAAGAGATGGATCGAGCAAAAGCATCATGCTCTTTATTATAAAAGGATTTCCCTATATTGTTTATAAGAACTTCGTCATCATATTCAAAAGAATAATGTTTTGTTCCTTGCCTTTTAATAAATCCATCTTCTATTTTCTTAGGAATACAAACATCATCAACTGCTCCAGCAAACATTTCAAATGGTTTACCTTCCATAAGACTTACAAAAACAATCCATTTATGACCTTGATACATAACTCTGTGAATCTCGCAAGGAAGGGTAGGAGGCCTTTTTGGGATAGCTCTATAGACGATACCCTCTATTTTATCTTTTTTATCAGAATCGTGAATGAGTATTCCTTCTCTACATCCATCCCGATAGACAGTAACTCCAATAATTCCCCTTTTATGAGCATCTAAAAACACACCAGCTACATCTTCCTTAGTAGCATTACTAGGTAAATTAATAGTTTTACTTGCTGATAACGAAACATTAACTGCGGTAGCTTCTAAAATGCTTAGGTGTTCCATAGGTGTTAAATCTCCTGCGGTTAAAAATACTTTCTTCATATCATCTGGTATATCTTTACATTTCTGGCATGAGCCTTTATTTTCAGAAACCTCCTTAAGTATCTTTTGTTTTATTTTATCATCAAAATTATCAATGAGATATTTTTCAAATACAGAATCTCCAATACAAACAACATCATATTGTTTTACTCCCTCTTTTATACCAGTTTCTATTTTACGTGAATAAGATAAAGCAAAGACGGGTTCGATTCCTCCAGATACTTCGGCGATGTATGCAATACTTCCAGTTGGTGCTATAGAAGTGCAGCAACTATTTCTAATTCCGTGTTTTTTAATATCACTTCTAAGTTCTTCTATATTAATATTTCTACAGGATTTGTGTTTAAAAAATCTTTCGTTAGCCTTTATAAAAAGATCATAGTCAAACGCTTCATAGGATCCTTCTATTTTAGATAATTCTACAGATTCTTGCATAGACCTTAAAGTAAGATAACGAATAACCTCTTCAGTAAATTTAAAAGCTTTATCAGAGTTATATGGTATTTCTTTTTTATAGAGAGCATGAGCAAGACCCATAACACCAAGACCAATTGGTCGTGTTTTTAATGTAACTTCTTTTATTTTTTTTATAGGAAACTTATTTTTATCAATAGTGCTATTTATAAATCGAGTTGCTTTTACTATTATTTCTTCGAATTCATCCCAATTAAATTTTTTACCTTCAACTAAAGATGATAAGTTTATAGAACCAAGGGCGCAACTTGTATATGGAATATTGGTAAATTCTGAGCAATTCGAGCATACAACATATTCTATACACTTTTTATTTTTTTTATTTAAATACTCTCTTCCGCCTATTAAAAAATTGTGTGTTTCCTCAACAGTACCATCGTATACATCTTCTTTACCAATATATTTTATTGATATTATTTTATGATTATAAGAATCCCCAATAGCTTTTTTTAATTCAAATTTATGTTTATAATTTTTAATATTTTTTTCTGCTAAATATATTAAATCTTTAGCAAATCTTACTTTATTTATATTATCTTTCAAATAAGAAAGAGACGGACAAAAAATATTATTATTCCGAATAACAGTTCTTGCTCCTTTATACTCTTTACCGAAATTAAGATAAGTATTACCAAGTTTTTTATAGGCTCTAAACATCTCTAAAGTTAATTTTAATCTTCTTTTGGTATTTGGATGGTCCAAATACTTTTTTGAAAATTTAGAATTTTCAAACATAAAAGGTTTTTGTATTTCTTTAACACAACAATAATGAGAACAAAATGTTATTTGCCTTCTATCATAGTCTACAATGAATTCCTTTCCACAATATTCACATTTTTTATATATTATAAAATTTAAAGATTTTTTATCAAATTTAAATATTTGTTCTCCGGACACCAGATTATTATACTGTTTCAAAAGTTTATTATATGTTATAGATTCTATATATTTAACTTTAGCAAGATCACAATATTCTTTAGGATTACTATATCTATATTTATTTCCTTTATTATTGGTATTTAAGAGAGGAAGATTTAAACTCTTCCACATTTGAAGAGTAAAGAAATTGTAAAGAGTATTTTTAGAGTATTTTTTTATTAACCTAACAATTTCTTCATTTGATATATTTTTAGAATTACTGTTTTTTAAACCTTGGTTTAATTCTCTTTGTTTTCTAATCCAGGAATCTCTATCTTTAATTTTAAATACTGGATTGTTTTTACCAAGTTTATCCTTTCCATGTAATTGGTCATGAGTTTTATAATCCATTATTTGTAAATTTTCTGGTCTGTTGTCTAGAGAGTCATAATTAATATGATGAACAACTTCTCCCTCAGAAAGTAATTTACCTGAAAAATATGCTGCAATAAGTCTATGTTCTGATTTTGTAATTCCATTGGTGGTAATAGTACAATATTCTTTTTTCTTAGAAACGGATTTACTATAATTTTTTATTATGGATTTTATACTACTTCCTTTTTTTAAATCTTTTAATGGAACCATAACACCAGAGGTAGTTAAGAATTCATGATTATTTGTGCATTTTATAATCAAGCCACTATCAAAAGAAACTTCATAAATATCAGCGTTTTTTTGTGTGAGTCTGGGATTTAAAAATTTCTTAATTCTCAAATCTCCTTGTTTATCTAAAGTATATACAGGAACATCTTTTTCTTCATCTACTAGTTGCTTAATAGAAATAGAACCTCTTCCATCTGCGACTGCTATGAGAGTATCCCCTGTTATACATGGATTTGAGATTACAGTTTTATTGATATTAGTAACAGTACACTGCCTATAAGCTATATCCATATTAAAAATTCCTGGTTCTGCGACCGACCAGGCATTTTCTACAATAGCATCCCACAACTGTTTTATTGTTACCATCTCCCCTTCTGAATCTAACAAAGCCATTGTGGCTCCATCTGTAACATTTTTTATAGTGTGAGGAATCTCTGGATTTTCTTCCAAGTCTTTATAAAAGCTATCAGGAATCATTACAGAAAAATTAAGTCTATTGAATTTACTCAAATTCTTTTTTGCTTCTATAAATTCTAGTATAGACGGATGATCTATTGTAAGGAGACCCATCGCAGCACCCCTGCGACTATTGTGAGTAACAATCCCATTAGCTATGTAAGAATGAACGTCTTCCACATTTATATCATAGGTTTCATTTTCTCCAGTATCTTCTATTTTTACTACTTTACTAAAAAAGTAATCTCCAACTTCAGGAATAAGATTAAAAGCAAATTCTTTTTTCTCTTTTAAGTGCTGGTATGAAGATATACTAAAATTTCTTTCATTCCTAAAATATCTTTTTATCTCTTTTTTTAGTTTTTTATGACTTTCTGGTTTATAATGATTTTTGTCTATTTCTTCTAAAACTTTAGAAAACCAATACCGAGGAAAGGGAAGAACATAGCTTTTTTCTCGAGTTAGATCACATTTCCAATTTTTACATTCCATGAAACGTGATTTTTCATCACAGCTTATAATCTTTTTCCAATTTTCTAATCCTACGTAAGATAGTATTTTTAAACTATGTATAAATTCTTCTTTGCTGAAACAATTTTTCCCATGTTTAGTTAAAAAAATACTATTTGGGCAACCCAGTTCAAATAAAATAGCAGATACTTCTTTTATGAGAACAAAAGATGATGAGTTTAATTGAGGGTATCCATGACTAACTGAACCATCTGATTCAAAAAGACCTCTTAAATACATTCCTTTTATCGAAATAGGACTTTTTCTAATTAATAAAGGAATTGACGCAGTATTACTTTTGCTTTTATTTAATTTATTTAAAATGAGAAATTCCTTTAATTTTTTATTCGATATAGTGATATTTACACAATCACCTTTCCCTCTTTGAGTATAAAAAGATATATCTCCAAATACTTTTTTCAATTTTTTAGGAAAGTCTTCTACCAAATAACTTTTGAGGGGAATGGTAAAAACAATTCTATAATCTTTTTCTTTTGATGCTACAGATCCATTTCCTGTAAGATATCCAAGAATAAATGCAAAATCTTCTGTTATTTCTTTAGGTAAGCTAATATCATTTTCATTAAAATGATTATATCTAGACTCATCTAATTGTTGTAATTTTTGAATTACTCCATTTCCTGATTTTAATTTGATTACAGCAAAGTCTCCTTTTTTAACATCTTGAAGCTCTTTCCAAATGAATCCATTTTCTGAAAATATTTTTATTTTATGATTATATGTCCCTTCAAGCTCTATTCCTTCTTCTGTTATAATTTTTAATGTGCTCGCAATACCGTTACAGTAAAATCCTTTAGAGTCTTTAATACCATTTTCGGTGTCTATTTTTATACTATGATCATGCCAACCATAATCTCTATTGCTTATTATTTCATCTAAATATAATAAGCCTTCTTGAGTAGAGATAAGAGATCTTCCTATGAGACATCCTGACTGATTAACACCATCAAGCATTTCATTAAATATTGCTATAAAAGGGAGAGGTCCTGAGCTGGTTCTACCATTAAGGGTTTTAATTTCTTCTTTTGATCCTCGTAACCTAAAGTATGGAATTCCTATTCCACCTCCCATCTTTGTAACAATAGCACATTCTTTTAATGATTCAAATATTCCCTCAATACTATCTTCTATATCCATAGGGAAGCACGAACTAAGAGTTCCCACTCTTTCATTAGTCCCTCCGTTCATCAAAGTCGGAGATGAAGGAATAAATTTCATTTGTTCTAGGTATGGATAGATATCAGGATATATTTTTGAGATTCGCTTAGCTAATTCCTCCCAGGTATTTTCACTTGATAGAAAATATCTATCTCTAAGCAATTTTACAATAGATTCATTCATATTATATCTCCCCCGAGGTATTGGTTCTTATTTTTTATTCATATAATCTTTCTATAATAAAATCGAAAGTATACTAAGGATACTTAAGTTACATCTTCTTATTTAAATCTTGCATTAAATCTCCAAGCCATATTGCGAAAGAATGTTCTGCTATTATTGCACTGGAATCTCCCCAAGTTATTTTCTCAAGCCCCCATTTTTTTGTATAAACATTCATATCACAATATCTTACCAAGCCATTGCAAGTATCATAAACCATAGCAATATGTTGATTATTTCCTCCTAAATCAAGCATGATTATATCTCCTGATTTGATTTCCTGGATATTCTTTCTTATCTTAAGCTCTCCTCGTTCGGATAAGTTTTGTACTCTCCTTTTGAATGTAGAAATACCCTCTAATTCCATATTAGAACCCCATCCTCGAAAATACACGTAAACCGAACCTACACAATCTGCCTGTTTGCTTTTAGGATCTCCACTTAATGCATAGTTCCAATCTTTAAACATCCAGATCCATTTCATTAACTTTTCTTCAGGAGATGCTTGCACAAATCGATCATAAGATAATTTTAAATCTGCAATCCTATTTAATGTATTAAACTTATTTCCAAATATATCCGAATTTGTATTGCTTGAATATTTCCATACAGTAGATATAACCGAAATACAAACAATTACGGTTACAATAGCAATAAGAGAAAGCCAGTTTATATTTTTAATAGGATAATGTATGAATTGCCAAATCTTTGAGGGAAAATTCTTAAAAAAGTCTTTTATTTCTTTTTTAGAATCTTTCTGTTTGAGTTCTTTTAGAAGTACTTTCTTTTCTTCCGTATAAGAAGACTCGAAGCTATTTGATTGTTTCTCTGCTTCCACTGGAATACCCCCGGGGTATGAATATTTAGTAATACTTATTTTATTTTTATTTTAGGGAAAAGTATTACTTAGTAAATGATAGAATCATTTACTAACGATATTGAGATGGTTCATTTTGTATAGTTTAGTATAAATCGAATATGATCTTTATACACTCGTTGATTGTTAAGATCTTTTCCAAATACAGGGCCGTGAGTTTCTCTTTTTTTTCTTCCTCCAATCCACTCAGCGTCTACGAATGTGTAATAATCTCCTTCTAGTTTAAATAACTCTATATAACCTTTCTTACTACGGCTATTAATATAGGTTTCTGCCTCAGATTTTGTATCACATCCCATAAAAGCATGATATGTCATATCTCTAGCAAGATAAATAGTTTTTGGTAAAGATCCCTTCATATAAACCTCCCTTAATCTTTTGCTTCTTCAGTCCTTTCTTCTCCATGATGTTCTTGATGACATTTTCGACACCAGATCTTACATTTAGCAGCCTCTTTCTTAAATTTTTCTGGAGACCAGGACCAAATTTTGTGACTTATTTTTTCATCTTTATCTTTATGATGCATTTCTAGGTTTTTCTTAGAACCGCACTTCTCGCACTTTTTGTCTTTAAAGAAATCTCTTTTTTTCTTTTCAAGCCATTGTCGTTGATATTCTTGTTTATCTTCCAATTTTTTAAATGGCACAATTTCCTCCTAACAGTATGTTGTTTTAATATCTAAAGAAAAATAATAATTTTATTAATATAGAAAATCTTCAACAAATATGGGAGTTTGATCTCCCATATAGGAACCATCGACGTTAAAATCAAAATATTCAATAGCTTCTTCAAGGCTCATATCCTTAGATAATATATCAATACATTTTGATTTGGAATATACTACTCTAAGAGTTTTTGTGCAAACTCCTATAATAGCAGGATTAAAGTTATCGGCAAATAGGAAAGTATCTTCTGGGAAGGACTCGATGATTAGATCTTGGACAGAGGTAGTATCCTTTTTATTGTATGTATTCATATTAATATCTCTTATATCATATTTGGATAAAGCTGGTTCTTAGATCTACCAATTACAACGTGAAACTGTTCAATATCTGGAACAAAGGAATGTTCATGAAATTTAAAATCATTAGAATTTTCTACAATAAGAACTCGGCTACAAATATCTGAACAGTATCAGACTTCTTTATAATTAGTAATGCTAAGAAGTCTATTCATTTTGTGACCGCATTTGCATTTAATTTCTTTTTCTCTTTTAGTTCTGGATAGAATATGATAATATCGTCGCCTAGTATAGATTTTTTTATTATTTTAGCGTTCCAGGTTTGGAAATTTGTAAGAGACTCAAGAGTTTTCCCGGCATTATCCACAGTTGTTGATAACTGTATCCATTGAATCTGATCAGATGAGTAGGGTGTTCCGTTTATAACGACAGTGCTTTGAGATTGGCCTTGAAGATTAAGAGTATTTATACTTTTATCTATTTTCAATCCCCCACCCAAAATAAAATAAACATTAAGAGATATAGATACAAGTAAAAATAGTGTTATCGCAATAAATGCTGCTTTCGTAAATTTGTCTTTTATGAAATTTAAAAAATTGGTTCCTGGCATTCCTTTTTCCTATTATATAAATAATAATAAATATCCCCAAATAACTTAAGTCTATAAAACACAAATACCGTAATTTTTTGTAAATTTCTTATTTTTTATAACACAATGAGTCTTCTTCCGAGAAGAAGAGGATTCAAAATTAAAACGAAGACAATAAACTTATTATGTATAAAAATTTTTTAATAATAATTAATACTACAATGCTTCATATAAGTTTTTTAATAAATTTCATAATATATATTATTCATACTCAACAACAGCTTGTCTGCAAAAATCTATAAGTTGAATATATGTTTTAGTATCACAATTTTCTTTTCCAGTAAGATTATATTCAACTAATTTTAGATCTAGGCACTTTTTGAAATCTTCATTAATGTCTAAACATTTTTTCTTTGTAGGTTCTCGACAGATAAAGAATATTACAAACAATAGAAATAAACATAGAGCAATAGCAGCTCCTCTTTTAGCCCCCTTTTTCATATAACACCTCATATAGTTTAAATATAAATTTAGTTTTATATTTTATTTATACACTTTATTTCTATTTTCTTTATGTCTTTATCAATAGGGTATATCCAAGCGTAAAGACTGAAGGAATATCCTTTATCTCTAGACTAATCTTCTTCGGCTCTAAGTATTTTCCTATAAATAGATATCCTTGGAATTCTAAATCCATACACTAAGAAACTATATGTTTTGCCTTTTTCTATTTTATCATATATTCCAAAATTAAATTTGTCGTTAGTTTTATCTGACTCTACAAAAATTTCTTTATCTGTTACTATTGTATATGTTACTTCAAAATTCTTATTTTTTTCAATCGTATCTATTTTTTTATCTAACACTTTAGCAATAACAATATCTATAGCATTATAGTATATAACAGGAACAATTGTAAAAAAATTAATAGATCCTACGAGCACAAATAGCAAAAAAGTCATTAATGCTAACTTCATTAAAATATGATTCCTATAGTAGAATTTATTTTGAAAAGATATCTTTATTATAATAATACATAATTTTTATTTTTTTTAAGGTGTGTCTATACATTTAATTTTGTTTGCATTATTATCAAGCATGGGTATTCCTATAAGCTTCTCGGGCCAGGTATGATAATAATATCCCAAGATACATTTTACTTCGAATACCTCTTCAACATTAATTCCCCTTTGCCTAAATTCATTAAATCTCCAATCAAGTACAATTGGAGCATCTTTCGTTGTTTTAACAAAGAGTATTAGAATAGTGATTATAGTTATCACTATTAAAAAATTTTTCATATAGACCCCCATTTATGAAAAAATTTTATGTTGTAAGATCTCGCTTAGTTCAGTCCAATTCTGTAAGTTCTTTTGTTTTTATTTATTTTTACTTTTCGATTTTGTTCTTCTTCTTCTATATCAAAAGTGCTATATTTAATATATCCAGCTATAATACCAAGTTCATCTATAGATGAATTTATTCGGCTCATAATATCGTTAATTAAATCAAAGTCGTTTCTAGTATCTAATATTTTTATGTTCATTACTAAATTGGCATTGATCCTTTTTTCCATCAAATCCTCCATTTAATTATAAACAGTGTTTTTATAGGATTCTATTAGTTCTTGAGATTTTTTTAATAATTCTATATTTGGTTCTTTTTTTTCTATAAAAAAATGCTTATAGACGAGTACAAATAGCTCTTTGTTTTCTACTATTCCTTTTATAACATATTTATATTTTTCTGTATCCTTTATAAATCGAGAGATATCCCAAATCCAAAATTTAAGAATCATATTGTTGTAAGGGATAAACATGTTACTAAGAAGATCATTTAATTCATAAGCAGAATCCTCGTCTTTAATACAAGCAATGATACTTCTTACGAATATATTACAATCAAATGATATTTTTTCTTTAAAAACCCATTTTGTTCTAAAGGACAAAAACGATAGTGCTAAAGACAATGCTATAATTATCGAGATTATTATAACCATAACTATAGAGGCAACGTACAAATTCATAACTATTCTCCAATAAGTTTAAAATACAATTTAATCCTATCGGATTTACTCCATACATTATAATTACTATCTCTATTTAAAATGTCATCAAAAAACCAATATATCCCATTTTTATCCTCTTGCGGAAAGAAGACCCCTTGCTTTAGCTGGGGGATGAATTTTCCGCTAATTTCTTTCAATTCCATACATTGCATCATCAAAAGCACTTCGATGAAAAAAAATATAATATGATAGCTAAGGTTACTATAATTAAAGTAGATAAACTTATTATCGCTGCAATTGCTGTAGCTAAGATACCCTTATCCTCTTTCCAGGCCAACCAAACTCCAATATTGGTTAATATAACTGCAGAGACTCCAAGAAATCCTAAGGATATGAGTAAAACCCATATAAGTGATTTTATACTATTGCACATAAGTTTCTATGGAAAGAGGCACAATACCTGTGTATGTACCTTCAATATTCGTAATTCTATATATTTCAAATTTGACCAATTCTTGTATCCTGATAATAGAATAATAAAAAAGCACATTATTACTATTTTAAGACAAAATTTCATTTTAATAGCTCCTTAGTTTTTTTTAATTTATCTCTGAGCTGTTTAAGATCTTCTTCTGTTTTATTTATATTACAATTTAATATTTCTATTATCTGTTCTCGTGTTAGTATAGAAAAATTCATATCATCCCCATAAATTGATATCTTGTCTCCAGAGTCAAATAGCATATTTATGGACTGTTTTGATGAAAACCCGACAGGTTCATTTGAAGTTTCTATAATTTTTTTACCTTTTAAGAAATTTGCTACATCGTCTGTTTTTATTTTGTTTGTTCTCATTATTACACCCCCATATAATTTTACTTCATCGAGGGTTCATATTTTTATTTTATTTTTTTTTTATATTCTTCGTCTTTCCTTCTATTCTTCGTCTTTCCTTCTATCTATATATGATTCTGCCAAATGAATTATAGTATTCTCTAATTGCTTATCTGAAAAACTGAGTCCGGATAAAAGTCTATAAAATAACTCAAATAGTTCTTCTGTTGTAGAATCAATATCTAGTGTTGTTTCTACAACCTCACAACTATCAATTTCACCACTAACGTTATTAGTCCCATCAATTCTCAGTTTTATCATAATAATCTCCTTATTTCTTTTTAAGGTATTTATAAACTAAACAGCATATTCTTTTTTTATGATTGTAAGGAATTTGAGGAGGCCGTTTTCAGTTTTAAATTCCTGGAGAGTTCCATCTATATAAAAGTATGTCTCTACTTTTCCAATATTACCACAAGGATTCTTATAAACTTTTATTTCCTTTTGAATATCCATAAAGTTATCTCTGTACACAGTAAGCCAATATCTTTTATGAAACAAATACCCAGTCTTTATCCAATTTGGTTTCATGATAACCCCCCGATAATTATTCTGTTAGACTTCCTTTTTTAATTTATATTTATTAGGTAACAAAATCTATTAATAACTTACAAAAACTCCTTTATTTGGAATATTTTTTAACTAAATCTTTGACTGCTTTTCGAATAAGATCTGCGACAGTAACAGTATATCCATGCTTTTCTTGTTCATCTTTAGCTAATTTTTCAAGAGAGTCTTTGTCTTTCTTATCTATTCTGAAATTAAGCTGCTCCATGAGAAACTCCTTTTAAACTATATTATAACAGGAAATACCTTATGTATAATACGACATAACAATTAGTCAATAATATTAGTATAACCTTTTAATTATTTTTTGAAAATTAGGAAATACAAGTGTATATTATTTTTTCTTTTTATATCTATCTAAAATTCGTTCTTGGTAATTTTGACGAACGATTCTATCCGGATCTTGCTTCCGAAATAAAAAATTCAATAATCCCATAAAGAATTTTTTCATTGTTATTCACACCAGATTAAATTTTTTTATACATTATCAGTACATCAGGAAACTTAGTCAATTTAAGCAACTTGTCAAATATTTTTTAAATACATTGATTTTCGTGTAAGGGATTGATCTCTATTTTTTAGTTCTAGAGTTTGTTTGCTTTTAATAATGTAAAGGCATCTCTTGCAGGTTACTTTGTCGATATTAGATGAATTCTTACTTCCATAACCAGAGTAACCGCAAATAGACAGTCCCCCATCTCTCTTGTAATGAATTGCCATAACAACCTCATCTTAATATTATCTGTTTTTATCTTTGATTTTTGAAGTCTGCTTGCCTTGCTTTTGTATATATATTTTAAGGCAATTCTTTAGTATCCAGTTTACAGACCTATCAAGTTTCATGGACATCTTTGCTAATTCTACTATATCTTCCTTAGGAAGTTCTATGCTAACTTCCACTTTATCATCACCTCCATTCATAATCATTATTAGTGCATATCGGTTTTATCGTTTATTATTCTATCAGAAAGATTTTTAAATAACCATAACTCTGCATCCTCTCGAGAACTAAAACTTTTAGGATGAATATAATAAAGATAGTTATAAGAATCTTTCATAGCAACAGGACACTTAGAGTTATCACAAGCACATTCTATAGATTCTCTATCATTAATGATATCTGTAATAAATATGAGATTGTATCCATTGGGAACAAGTCCATACTGTTCATGAACAAGTGGTTCTATTATCTCAATAGACACTATCCTCTCTGTATTAATAAAAACTCCGTTACCTAAATTGAGAAGCACCTCTATGCCCCTTATTTATAATATTGCTATATACTTCTCTATATTTAATCTAATAAATCTTCAAAATCTAACCAATTTTTCTCAATCATAAGAAGAATTAAATAACCAATTGGTTTTAAACGTATCTATATTATTACGAATATATTCAATTTCATCTTTTGAAAGTAGTGTGGGTGGTATATATCGCATAAATATTGTTTAATCTACTAAATCCTCATAGGTTGTCCAATCTTGTTGTATACATAAAAGAACCAAGTAGCCCATTAAATCACAAATATCGTTTTTTCTTAATTCGGGACTGTTTCTTATTCTAGAAAGTTTCTCATCACATCTATTTAATATATTATCCCCTGCTTCGCTTTTAGAGAATATTCTTATAGGAGCTATAGCAGAGTCTCCGTATCGTTTATTCTTCTCTTTTAGGAATGTAGCAAAATTACTACAAACTTGATCTATCTTCTCTTGAGTAGTCATTGTGCTCTCCCATACCGATCTTTTATTCTTACAATATCTTGTTCATCATTTTCACCAAAGGCTACATCGAGAACAAGACCTTGAGGATCAGGACCCACATAAGTTGCTCTATGAATAACAAATCTATGGAAACCAAACATATCTCCTTTCTCTGCTTTTACTGTTATAATATTTTCTTTAAGAAAAAGTTCAAGATCTCCAAATCTTTTATACTCATCTTGTTCACTTAGTATTTCTTCTGGAACAGGCTTACTGCTATAATCAATTACAAACCCTTCACTTAGAATAAGATAAAATTGATCACGTTTGAAATGATATTGCATTGAAAGAGACTCATTCTTATTTATGTATAATATCTTAGTTGTGCATTTTTCATTGTCAGAATATAAACCGTAATATCCCCAAGGCCGGTTTTCTGTAGAGTATTTGAATGGTTCTTCTTGCTTTCCTAGAAACAATTTCATAAAGCACCTCTTACTAATATATACCTAATCTTCTTCAGGTTCTGTTGGAGGTTCTGTAGGTTTAGCTTTTGCTTTTTCCGTACCTTGAATAACTCCACCTGATTTTAAAATACTATCCTCAAGAAAATTAAATTTCTCTGAAAGGGATATTCTGAGATTTTGAATAAGATTTGCATAAGCAGGATTCTTTTCAAAATCTACAAAAACTATTTGAATATCATCAAGTATCTTACTCAATACACCAAGTTTGTAGGAAAGAATAGCATTAGATAAATCATCTCGACTTATAGGGAATAATCTTTTATCAATTATCTGCCAGGTTTTTAGAATAGAATTTTCAACTTCTTCAGCTAATTTATTCATTTGAAAAAATTCTTGAATCTCTATATCCTCAAGTATTCTTGTTTCTTGATGATCAGATAATTCCTTTATTCTATTCTGAATAAAATGAAGTCTCTGCCCTTTTGCTTCGAGAACTCCCTGAGCTCCTGCAAAAAGATCTATATTTCCTTCTAAGATAGAAGCAACAAGTTCTCGTGACTCCTGGTTGGTATCCTCTTTTATATTTATTATTTTTTGAACACTAGAAGATATAATATAATGATTATTAAAATGTGTAGTAAGGTTATCAACGGAAATATTTACATTATAGGATATATCACTTAAGGGTAAATGTTTTTTTGCTCTCATCATATTTATTTCCATATGATCTCGACGAGTGCAAACAATACAAGCACGACTTTTTTTTATATACTTTCCATAATAATCCATCTTATCAGGTTCAATTGTTGGAACAATAGCAGTATTAGATGTTACTGGCAGGAAGGATTCTTCCTTGGGATCTTCTGAGCACATATCTATTATATTTTTTTCATTACTAAAATCATTATCCATTTCGCAATACCTTCGCTGTAACTATTCTTATTTTATCACCAGTATAAGAAGTATTTTTATTTATTGATAATATTATCTTATCTTCTTCTACTAGAGGATAGACATCGATAAAAGAAAATTTCGATTTATCTAGTTCTGATATATGCTTACAAACTTTTAAAATATCTTTTATTGATATATCTTTCTTATCCATTATTTCAAGAAAGTCAGCTAAGGATATAAACGTCTCATTTTTCTGTTCTAATATAGTTTCATATTCTATTTCATCTAATTTCTTTGATTTTTTATTTATATCTTGAGATAACTCTGCAGCATCTTTAATATAAGATGTTAGCTTTGATGGGGATTTACCTCTGGACTTTAATTTATTGAAAAGTGGAAACATTAGCTCTCTTTAACTATAAGCAATGTATTCTCTATTCTTGGGTTTTCTATAGGAAATACAGAAAAGAAATTATTAAAGTATAATCCAAAGTAATCTGTGAGTACCTGACGAGAAGCAAGAGCTTGTATTACATATATATTATTATTTGGAAACTGCTCCATAAGATTTGAAGCCAGGTTAGTCGTATGATATCCAAAGAAGTATCTTAGATAATTGGCTATAATTGTTACCGGAAGTGGTTGAAGACTAGAAGATAAATGAGTTACGATTGTATTATTTTCTATATTGCTTATAGTAGCATCTGCATAAGAGTGAGATTGCTCGAATTTGAGTTGCTTATCTAAATTTTTAGATTTTATACCTTTAAGTTTTGTCTCATGATTGAGCATTTCTTTAAAAAGAATATCTTGCTCAGCATTAAGTTGATTTATTCTAGTATCAATACTACTAAGATCAGTATCTTTATAGCTATCTATTCTTTGAATTTCTTTACTAAGAATTTCTATATTAGAACCGGATGTCCTTACAAGAAGAGATATATCTTTGAGAGTTTTTTCTACAGAGGTTCTGTCATGATCGAATACTATTTTTTTGTCATGAAGATATCTTAAATCTTCATCATTTCCACCTCTATCTACCATAAAAGAAAGTTCAGCATCAATATCTTTTATTATGTTATTAAGTTGAAGCAACCTATCTTCGTATGTTTTTTTCGATTCTGATAGCATTTGATTTTCTATAGCGAATTTTTCTCTTTCTTGCATAAGAGATTCTCTGTTATTCACCTTCTCAAACATCTCGCTTTTGTTGTTTTGAAGATTCTCTCTTTCCATCTTTATATGTTCTATTCTTGTTAATACCTGAGAAATCTTTTCTTCGAGAGAATCTATAAGGAGTTTCTCTGTCATAATATTTTTTTGATTTATACCTTGACTCTCTACCTCAAATTTAGAAATCTTTGTTCCAAACTTTTTCTCCAATGCAGGAAATATTCCTTTCACTGGATTTTTAAATTTATCTATAAAACTAAATATTGAGTCATATTCAAAGAATATATCCCTAACAGGATGAGTCATAAAAAATAAATGAAAATAGTCTTTTATAAAATTTATTTCATCTGGTATTGTAGTTCCTTCTGAATTACAAATAACCAAATGCTCAGCGTCTTTATAAGACATTCCTATTGTAACAACTACTGATTTTGGAAGAGTGTAGTAATTTCCAAAAGCGTTCTTTATAAGCTCAACAACATAAAGTGGTATTGTTTCGTCTTTGGAAAAATTGATCATTGAGGTAGTATCAGCATCTTTATCATTGTATATAAAATACAACCATTTCAAGTCATTTAATTTATAAAGGTTTTCTTCAATTCTAGAGAATATGGTTTCATACACTGAATCAGAAAGGCCTGTATAGTCACGAAAATCTTTATAGATGTTCTTTTTTATCATATAATCTCCAATTAATTTTTAATTGATATAACTAATTTCATTTTGATCCATATGGATAGTTATTAAGTTGGGAAAAGATTCTGCATCTTCCGTATGTGTAATAACTAATATTTGATTAAAGGATTCCGATATTAAAGTCAATATTTTTTTAACCAACGTCCGGTTTTCTTCATCAAGAGCCCCAAAAGGTTCATCCATGACTATAAACTGAATGTTAGACATTGTTTGCTGAGTTATAACTTTAGAGAACCCCAGTCGTAACCCGATATTAACGATTGTTTTTTGTCCTCCAGAGAGTCTTTTATAGCTTCGATACTTGCCATTTTTCTCAAATCCTATTACGATTGGACTGTTCTTTTTAGAGGTATCCTCATATATTTTTACTACAAGATTCGGCATTACATGTTGTATTATTTCATTAGAAAATTGTTCTATAGAGGCAATAGACTCATTAAATATATTCTTTGGTATTTCTAAGAATATTTTATAAAGTTCATCATTTACAGATTTCTCTTCTTTGTAGGAATTCAGTAACTTCTTTTCAGAATCTATTTGATTATCTAGATCTTTCTTCGACTTTTCTTTCTCTAGAAGAGAGCCTAATTCTAGGGATAAACTATTTAAGGACTTATCTATATTGGTAAGTTCTATTGTTTTTTGTTTTAGTTCAGATTCATTAAACTGTATTTTAGAAAGTGTTTCCTCAAGGGATTTTATATCTAGTTCGAGGACGCTTATCTTTTCTATTTTATTGAGTTTGTTTTCTTCAAAAGAGCTTAACTGAGATTTACAAATATCTAAGTTGTTTTTACAAGAGTTGTAATCTATAATATTTCTATTCTTTCTATCTTCCAAGGTCTTTATTTTTAGTTCACTGTTTTCTATAGATAATTTTAATTGCCCTTTTTCAGTTTTTATTATATCTAACGATTTCAAAATATCTAGTTTTGATTTATTAAGGGGTTCAAGAGTTTTATTAATAGAATCCAATTGATTAGATACTTTTAAATTTTCTTCTTGAAGATGATCTTCAGTAACTTCTTGCTTACAAGTAGGGCATACTCCAGATCCTATATTAAGTTTTTGAGATTCTAGATTCTTAATATCTTGATTAATCCGAGCAATTTCTACAGCTAGATTGTTGTTTTTATCTTTTAATTCTTGCTCCTCACTTTCCTTGAATTCAAGATTGTCTTTAAATTTTAGCAAGTCCTCTGTATATCCATTAATTTCAGGTTCTACATCTTCCAAATTAAATGAATTCAATTTTAAAGATAATTCTTCTTCAATCTTTTTTGTAGCATCTATCTTAGTTACTATCCCTTCTAGATCTCTGCTCTCTGATATAAGAGAGGATTTTTTTAAAGATAGCATATCAAGATCAGATTTATATTTATAAAACTCTTGTATGAATTCATTAGCTTCTATTTTTCTTTTATATAAATTTTCTATGTTTTTTTCAAGAGGTTCCTTTTTGAATAGGGATTCTCCTATACTTTTTGATTTCTCTTCCCAAATTGTTATATTATTTTGAGAGCTTAAAATTGAGTCGGATAATTTTTTTATATCTTTTGATATATCCTTGCTAAGGGTCCTCCATATTTCCATATCGAGAACTTTGTTTATATAGTTTCTTCTCTCTTCAGGACTTGTCTTATTATTATCTATAAATTTATCCATATTCATCTGTTCAAAGAAGACAGATGCGGTAAACATATCATAATCCATTCCTATTATTCTATTTATATGCTCTTGGGTTGTATCTATTTTATCACCAAGTCTTACGTCTTCTTGAAATAGATCCAGGTATGAAGCTCCTTTATTTATGCCTCTTTCACAAGTATATGCTTGCCCATCCTTAATAAATTTAACCCTTACGTACATTGAATCAGAAGTATCATTAACAAATTCTAATATTTTATCAGCCTCTCCTTCTCCATAAAGAGCGTATATTATAGACATTACTAAAGAGCTTTTACCACAGCCGTTGCTCTTACCAGTAGCATCATCAAAAACTCCAACTATTCCAGTAATACCTTCTGGTATTTGAACAAGGGTATAATTTTTATAAGAACTATAACCTTCAAGTTCAATAGTTTCTATCTTCATATTATTTATCCTTATTTATCTCTGCATAAGATTCAATACGTTTAATACCACAGCTTATAATCTTTTCTTTATCTAGATCTGTTTTATAATTATTAACATAATCCCTAAATATATCATAACTGCTTTTTCTTGTATTTATAAAAATACTGTCAGAACCTGTATTTTCTTTTTTATCTCTCTTTTTAATACTTCCAATAAGGCATTCTCGATCTTTAAAGAATTTATATATTTCTGTAATATTTAATTTTTCTTCAAATAAATGATCTATAAAAATAACGGATCCTAGTAATATTCTTGATGATTTAAAAAATTCTAGAGGATCTATTCCATCTGGTACAGAGTATCTTAAAAACTTTCTTATTCCTGGTATTTCTTCAAAGTAAGAATTTCCATCTTTATCTATAAGGCAAAATCCTTTTTTAAGTCCTATGTCTGTAGCATCCATATAGGATGTTGATCCAGGGTAGATAACAGATACATTTCCTTTTACATAATTTTGGGCTGTGTGGATATGACCTAGAAGAAATAAAAACTTTCTATCTTTAAATACATCTGCATCAAGAAGATAAACTCCCCGAGACAGCATTCGGCTTTCAGATCCTATACGGCTAGAATACTCTTGAATATGTGATACGATCATAGTTCTGTCTCTTGCAGAAGAGATGGCCATCTCAAGTTCTTGATTGACAAAGGCATCCTTATCCTTAAGACTTTTATTTGGGACATACGGTATAAATTTAACATTCCAATCGTACCAATTAAAATTGTGGTTTTCTTCGTAGATAAACTTTATATTTTTAAGTTTCAGTTTACTTCCAAAAATCATTCCATGATGGTACATAGAAGTATCATGATTTCCTGTAATAATATATACGGGTTTATTCAAAGAATCCATATTAAAAAGCCATTCTGCCAAAAATTGAACATTCGGTGGGGTAGGATGGTTTGTATGAGTCATATCTCCACCAAAGATTATAGTATTAATATCATCCTTTTTACCTCTTTCAAATATATAATCAAGAGCCTTCATAGCATCAAGTTCTGCTGAATATATTCCGTTAGAGTCCTGAATTGAATGAGATCTTAATCCTAGATGAATATCACTGAAAAAAAGTATCATTTAATTTTCTCCCTTATTTCAAGTTTCTCCAGTATTTCAAGGTTAATTATATCTAATCCCTTAAGTATCCCTGATTTTGAAGAATTAAGAACGTATCTATGTGATACTTTAATCAAAGATAAGAGGAGCATAGCATAGTAACTAAATAATTTAGAGGTATAATAATCATTTTCTGTGTGAGGATCAAAGTACTTAAGTTCTTTTTTTACTTCATATTTTATAACTTCTTTTTTAGAAATTCCTAAGGCACGAGCTCTTCTTTCAAGATAGTCCTTACAATAATATTTTTTATGAGTATATGCTAGATCGTATCCTGATAAAATAATACAACTAGGATCAAGAAGAACCGATATTATAAACATTGCATTTCCGACCCATCCGTTATTTTGGACATAAGGGTACTTTCTTGTCTTCCATGTCATTTTCTTTAGTACTAAATTTTTATATCGAATAGTATCTGATTGATTAAAAAATAATATTTTTCCTTTCCAGGCTTTTAGTGCTTCGGGGTTTAGTGTCGAAGATGCAACTAGTATTAAATCAGAAGTATCTAGATCATGCCAAAAGAATTTAATTAGTATTGATGGATCTAAAGATACTACAAGATTTGGTTTTATTTTATTTTTTAGACAATTATAAAGAACGGCATCTTGACAGATTATATAAAAATTGTGGGTCATTTTTTTAATAACCTTTATATCTTTATCAAGAGAAGGTCCATCTGCAAGAAGAATAACTGGTATGTTTCTTGATAATCTTTTCTTTAAGATTTCCAAAGAATCAACCCTTGTTGTTATTTTAAATATTCCTAATTTTAAATTTTCTGTGTAATTATCTCTCCATGTTTTTATAAAAGGATCTTTCTTTACCAATTCTATTTCTTTGGGTATTGATCTTATTTCTTTTATACAGGAATAAATTAATTTTATACATTTTAATAAATAAAAAATAAAATTTATTCCAAACAGCTTAAGATACTTTATAGTTTTTTTGAAATATCTTTCCAATCTATTAAAGAACCACATTTAGAACACTCCATAGTCCAAGCATCAATGATATTACTGCAGCTACATGTATAATCCCAATTTAGATATTCTGTACCCATACCCTCTCTAACTTTCTTATATTTCGTAGGTGTAGCTAATTTAATTTCTTTTTTATCGGAAGAAAGACCTGGCTTTTTTATTTGTTTTAAATTTTCTACAACAGCATTAAAATATTTTAACGAATGCGTTTTAACTAATCCTTTTTCCCAATCTTCTTTAAAATATTTTACACATTCTACAAGTCTATCTTTACCTACTTTTTCTACCAACATTGATATATTTGTTATCTTGTCCTGTTTCGTTATTTTTTTCTCTGCACCTTCTCTTTTAAATTTAGTATAATCGAAAAATGAATTATAAAATCTACAAACAATATCTCCATCTTCCCTTCCAAATGTTTTATGACAAAACTCTCTAAATCCTTCGAATACCTCTCTCATGAATAAATCCTCTCACCTTCTTGTGTTACTAAATAGTCTACCTCCGTTCCACACACAGAACAGAATCTTAAATCATCATGAAGTTGTGTTTTATGACCACATTTACAAACATATACATAATTATCTTCAACAGGTTCTAAATGAGATGTGTCTTCAGGTACATTTCTTAGCAGGGCCTCTAGAAAATACTTAGGGGTTATCTTTCTTGAACAGATTCCAAGTGCAATGCTTCCTTCGATGGTTTCTATAGCTTCAAGTACTTTACTCAAAGTGAATCTATTTATCCAAGTTTCTAAAGATTCTAATCGAATAATATTTTTTTCAATTTTAGATTGTTTCCCGTACACCTCTATCCGTTGTAAAATATTAATTATCCTGTTGCTATTCTTAATTAAATCATTATAATATATAGGTATACATCCATTGTTTTTATCTATTAAAAATTGAATAAGTCCCGCCGAGGTCAATTCTTTTAAACTTTCCTGAGTCCTTTCTTCTCTTAACTCTTCTAAGGAGTTCTCTTTCTCCCCCTCTTCTCTTTTAGGAATTCCTAAAGAGTTATCTTCCTGATGTTTTTTTTCTTCCCCAAAAAAAAGATCTGTAGTAATCTCTGTAGTATTCTCTGTAGTAATCTTTGTATATGTATTACAGATTTCCGTAGGAGGGTCATACGGATTTCCGTATGAGGGTGGTACAGATTCTCGTAGGGGGGTGGTACGGATTTTTGTATGACCCCCCTTTTCGATATGATTATAAGTTATTTCAGTTATTCTTTCAACATTAGGTTCTACAAACATTACATTATAGAGCATTGTGTTTTTTACAAGTACTTGTCTAAATTCTACAGAAATAAGATTTAAACGTACTAATGTCTCAAATGAATCACGGACTTGCCTTTTGCTAGATCCAGTTAATTCAGCGTAATCACTATAGCTTTTCTGAAGTTTATCAGAATTGAATTTTTTTGATATTGATGCGATATCATCGGTTTGAGGATCTCTTGTGGTTGTAGGAGTATACCAATATCTAATATTGGCTAGTATATACGCAGCTAAGAAATCAGTAACTTTTTTTCCTTTAGTTGTTGTATATGTAATTGCTTTTAACCAAGAAGGAGGTAGAATATCACCGGATATATTTAATTTTCCAATAGCATCTACAGTAGGTGTTGTATTTTTTATCATGAGTTCCTCTCGAGTTCATATGTTATATTTTTTATTTTTTCAGGGTTTGGTTTAACAAACATCACATTATAGAGTACTCCTCCTTTAATTTTTATATTTTTAAATTCTAATTTTACAATATCTAGAGATTCTAACGTATTAAATGATTCTCGAATTTGCTTTTTACTGAAATTTAATAATGAGGACAGGATAAAATAAAAAACCTCCAGAAAGTACCACCTGTTTCCAGGTTCTGCTCGGTATTTCTGAAGGTTGAGGGCTATTACACCCTTAGATATGAGCAGAAAAACCTAAGAGTACAATAACGATATTACAAATTGTGAAATTTTATGTTTCTTATTCTTAAATACTAAAATAAGAGCTGTTTCGTCGGAATATTATAGATAGAGCGGTTTTAATTTTGGGTTCGATTCTGTTTTAGTCATTATTTAATCTAATATGGTTCATCTATCTATGTTTTATATAGCAGGACGCTATTTTATAATAAATATCTGTCAATAGAATTTTTTTAAGTCCCCTGAAAAATATTCAGGAATGAACTTAAACTTACCTTTTCAGGTTAAAATTTTAATCAAATTTCATATAATTATATTAAACGCAATTATACATTTAATCAACATTTAATAAATACGAGGTTCTTATCATGGCAGAAGTAGTGAAAATAAATTCTAAAAAGGGTCTGGTTTCACTTACCCAGAAAGATATAGCCGAAAACGACTTGGCTTCCTGGTTGAGAACAAACTCTAAAGGTTTCGGTCATTATTCTTTTATTAATCAACAACCCTTTGAAAGGGTAGCAGCAAAACTTTTTGTGGATAAATATCCTTCTACACATGTGAAGATAGCAGAAAGTATTGTATGTACAAAAGAAGGAGGTGTTGATGTATTTCTTAAAATCACAGATGATCAATCTCGAGGATTTTATAACACTCATCCCACAAAGCTTGTATTCAATAAAGGAAAACAAACCGTTATTGATGATATCACAAAACATGGATCAGAAGAAGGAGTTTTGGATGTTATAGAGGATGATGACTTGAAAGAAGACTTCGAAGATAATTCTTCTGATTATGAAGAATCTGCGGATGAGGAATTCTATGGTGAGATTGAAAATTTTCTTAGTGAAATAAAAAGTCTTTCTGAAGAAGATCTTATTAAAAAAGTATCTCCAGAAGAACTTGAAGAGATAAGTAAAATGTTAGATCTTGATAATAAATCAGAATACGAAGAAGACGAAGATTCTGAAAAGGAAGATTTGAAGGATGAAGATTTGGATGATATAGATATTGATTTAGAAGAAGAGGGAGACGAGAAAGAAGATGAAGAGGAAGAAGACGATTATGAGTATGAGGACGAAGAGGAGATTGGTGAGGATGAAAACGAGAAGGAAGATGATGATAATGACAACAATGATATCGAATTTGAGGAAGGCTTTATCGAATCTAAAGGGGATGATGGGATTCTTAAAGAAGTTAATCTCGAGGATTTCTCTGAAGATAAAGGGCCTGAAATAATTGAGATAGAAGGAAAGATTCCAGAAGAAAAAGGATCAATCGAAAAAGTTCCCTCTGATAAAATTCTCAGAGATTTAATAAAAGAAATTTTGGGGTAATATTATGAATTCTAGGAATGTATTTTCTGAAGTGCAGAATTATTTTAATGATAATGGATTTTTATCGTATTTTCTTGATTTTGTTGAAGGTTCCTTTCCTAAAGCTTTGAGTTCTTTTAATACAGCTTTTCCTGATATGGGTTCTGAATCAAATATAAAAGCAGGGTTAACTTTATTCTACTATCTTTATTTTAAATCCCCTGAAGTTTTAAATAAATTACTGGATTTGGATCCAGCCGAGTTTGAAAAAAGAAAAGAATATTACAATAAGCACTATGGAAGATATTTTAATTATTTTAATAGAGAGTATGGTTCTACTTTAAATCACTCAATATTTTCTAAAATAAAAAAGATTTTAGCAACATTGAGAAATCATTGGGAAAAAAAAGTTAAAGGAGCTAGTTCTAAATATACAGACACATCTTCCCTTGAAGAAAAAGAAAATAGATTAAATATGGAACAAGAACTCGGAGCTAATGCCTACAGAGAGTTTTTTTCTAGTTCATTACTTCCTGTAAATAAAAAAGAAGAGACTGATGAATACTTTGAAGATCAATTGGGAAATAGTCTTAATATAGGGGATGCTTTTTATATTCCTAAAATAAAATATGCTAACTTAGAGTATATAAAGAAGACTGCGATATTTGATAAATTCTTTAAACAAGATGATCCTAAAAAAACAGTAGAAGAATTATCAGAAGATGCTGCTGAGCGAGGTCGTCAGGTTTGGGAAGGATATGAATTTCCAAATCAAGAACAAAAAAGTCAGAAAGAAACCCCTAAGGCTGTGGAACCTACAAAGGATTTAAAAATTCCTTATCCTTCTCCTTCCTCTAAAAAAGAAGAACCTGAGGATGCAGAAAAGAAAAAATACTTAGAAACTCAGAGTAAAGAACAAGATTATTTAAAACACAATGTTTTTAAAATAATTAAAAAATTTATGAGAAGAGATCCTTTTGGGGATGAGATTGTCTCTTGGGTAGAAGGTATTAATTTTGATCCAGAAACAGGAAAGGAAAACTACTCTTATAAAATGAAAATTCCTACTTATCTTGTTTCTTCCTACAAAGCAGAATTTCCAACAGAGAAAAAAGATAATAAAAAAATGGAAGAAAAACCAAGATACCTTATTCCTCCGAGATCTGCTTCTGAAGACATTGACGAAGAAATTTTTATTCATGAAGCTATCTATGCAGCTCTTCTTAATATTAAAGAGGCTGCAGAAGGAGAATTAACACCATCACAAGCTGTTAGTGAAGGTAAGAAAGAATTTTACGATACTAAGAAAGATAAAAAAGTAATTGTTACTCCTCAAAGTGGTGTTATTACAGTAACTCCTGAAGGGAGTGGACCGGAAGAGGAAGATGTTTATAAGTCGGATAGTATTGACGCAATAGAAAAAGAAGGGATAAAACCAATTATTTGATAGTAGGAGATTAGAAATGTCTCAAATAGATCTTTCCATGTTTGATAGAGAAGAAGATTTGTCTCTTCTTTTAGATGTTCTTAAAGAAGAATATTTTTTTTATAAGATAAGAAATGCTTCTAATAAAATAGGAAAAATTCCTCAAGAGGAATTTGATTCTATAGTTAATGTTATTGCTGAAGAATTTATAAAATTCGCTGCTGAAGAAGACGAAGGCACAGATAAAAAAGGTGAATACTCTTTTTCTTTGTCAGGTTATGATATAAATACCTGGATGGATTATTGGTTTGGAATTTCTGAAAAAGGAACATCTCTTAAAGATAATGGTGTTTTCTTTTCTACAAGTGAAGAGAGAATAAATAATCTTAGAAACCGGATAGATACTCTTTCAAAAAGATTTGGATATGAAGTTTCTTCTACAAAAGAACAAAAACCCGTACGGGTTTATGGGAAACAATCTAGAAAGACACCTCCAGATATACAAGTAGACTCTCCTAAATTTGAAATAAGTGGGGATCCTTTTGAAGGCATTAATGATTTTGCAAGGGATGTTAATACTCTTGCATCCAGTTCTGATAAAAAATATTTATCTGAGTTTGTAAAGAAATACAAGGATATTGTTTATAAACAATTTAAAGCAGAGCCTTCTAAACTATTTGGGAAAATTCCTGCTGAAGGAAGAAAATCTTATAAAACAGAATTAGTAGGATTACTAAAAGATAATATTGAAAAACTACAAAGTGAATTATATTCTCCGGAAGGAGTTTCTGGAAAGAATGTAGGTTTTATGTCTTTAACGACAGAGCCTGCAGAAGGCCAAGGTGTTTCAGGACGTTCTGTTGAGAAAGAAACTAAGATTGATCTTAATAAAGCAGAAGTAGAAAGATTAGATAGGAACATAGAAATTCTTTATAACGGATTGAATGCGTTGATAGAAGATCAAAAATCTCTTATTCAAGAAAATCAAACATTAAACGAAGCTATAAAGAATAATGAAATCGATCCTAAATATGACGTTCAGACAAAACTTCAAAGTATTCAATCAAATCTAGATAATACCTCTAAACAAATTAATAGCAAGAAAGAGGAAATCAGCAAAGCTCAAAGTAATAAAGAAAAAATAATTAGTTATAGAACTAAGAACTTGGAGCATGCTACAGGAGATATTTTATCAACAGAAGAACTTATAGAAAGATACGAAAGCATTCTTAAAAAATTAATATCGACTGGAAATGATATAACTAAAGAAGATCTTAATGATCCTGAGGTATACAGTTATATTCTTAGAAGATTAGGTCAAATGGATAAGGATGTTTTTGAAGAATCTCTATTCCCTAAAGAAATGGATAATACTTTTAGTAAATACATTGATGATCTTTCTAGGGGAAATATTGAGAGTATTCCTGATGATTATTTTGAAAACTTAAAAAATAAAATAGAAGATATTGCTAAAAAAAGGGTGGAGTTTAAGGTAGCAGAGAGAGAATCGTCGAAAGCGATTATAGATAGAGTAATAACTGTTACTGAAGGGTTAATCTCTCACTATTTAGCATCAAAACAATATATTGAGGCAAAGAAAGAAGGTTTTATAAAAGAGTTAACTGAATTCAATTCAGCTGAGTCCGTAAAGAATAAGGCATTTAGTGATATGCATAATTCTTTTCAGGGAATAGATAAACTCATAAGATCGAGAGAAAGTGGATATACATCCATATATGACAAATTTTATAAAGATGCAGAAAGAAATTTAAATGGGCTTTCTTCTGAGTATAACAGACTAGTAAGAGCTATACCTAAAGATTTCCCTCAAGAGATTGTTAAGCCGTTTAAGGATAATAATAAAAAGATTACTTTAGCTGTAGAAGATGTTATGAATTTTTATAACAGTTATACTCCTGCTGGTGAGGATGAACAAGGAGATATATCTGACAAAGATTTGGACTTCTACAGACGTTTAAATTATAAGAACAGACAAGCAGTAAATATTATTGAAGAATCAAAGAATTTGCTAGATGTAATGGAAAAGACTTCAGAAGGGTTAACTAAGGATTATAGAAATGTTTTAAATATTGTTTTAAGATATATAAAAACTGCTCCTACTGAGGCATTTACTGTTAAAAATAAAAATGATCTTTCTACAAAGAAAGAAGGAGTAGAAATGATGATGACTGCCCTTAAAAATATGAAGGGCAATAAACAATTTACAGTAAACTCTTTTATTTCTATGCTCAATTTATTTGATAGTATTGGAGAGTATAAAGGGATAATAAATACTCAAAGTCTTATAGACATAGCAAATGCTAAGAGAAAAAGAATAGATGATATTTCGGGAGATATAGAAAAATCAATAAATCCCTTAAGTCAAATAATGAATATTTTCTTTAAGAAAGACACTCTTGTAAATATGAATAATACTTTAAATACCTCTGTTCAAGATGATGTAAAAAATCTTATAGGGGATAAATCAAATTTTTCTTATTCACAAGAGAGCATACAGAATTTTATTTTATCAGAGTTTTCTAGTAAGTATAAACTTACTCCAAAAATTATTGAAGATATTCATAATGTTCTACATTTTGATCCTGTATATTCAGAGTCTATTCAGAATATGTCTGGTGTTGGATTTGATACTTATACCAAAGTACCTCGAAGTCAGATTCCTTCTTCTGAGTGGAATTCTTTATATATACTTAATGATTGGAAATCTTTAGTGAATCAATGTATGAGATCTTTAAAGTCTTGTAAGTCTACGGCTGCGGGAACATTTAATCCTGCTCATGCAGAATATGCTCCTCAAATAGATTATTCTAAAAAGATGGAAGAATCTAAAAAAACAGATTACATTGCACATCCAGGAAAAAGTACTGAAAAATCAGAGGATATTTCCAAACTGAGAAGATTTGGAGGAGTAACAGGGACAAGTTCTCTTGCTTTAACATTTTCTGAAAAAACAAGAGATCATCAAAGGCAGCAACTGGTTGATAACTTTGTATTTCTTATGGATGAGTTTGAGAACTATCTTCGTAAAGAGAAGACAGATTTTCCTAAAACAGAGAAATATAAAGATAACCTTTATGTAAACTTATTAAACAATGCAGAGGAAGTATTTAGGAGTCTTAAATCTTCTAAAGATCTTAACTTAGGAACTATTGTTGGAAATAAAAATAAATTATTCGATGCAATAGAAAAAGCAAACACTGCTATCTTAGAAAGAAAAGGTAAAGATTATAAGATAATATCGATGGACGATGTTTCTGAATTGTATAAAGCTGCGGAACTTGTAAATTTTGCAGATAAGACTCGTCCCGATAATAAAATAGTTTTTAAATATTTGTATTCTCCGGAAAGTCTTACAGAGGATGAAAGAAAGAAATCTAAAGAGATTATTTCTTTTATGACGAATTATTTAGATACTGCACAAAAATCAACTTATAAGCCTTCAAAGCCTGCTAAACTTGAGACGGAAGAGAGATACTTTTCAAATAATCCTAATATACCTGTAGAACTTACGGCTCCAGATGCATATGGATGGCCAGGAATATCTATTGTTCGTATTCCTCAGGATTCTAAGTTACGAGAGAAAAAACGTATTCCTGGAAGTGTTAATTTCATAGTTACAAAACCAACATCTATGACTGACACAGAGGTAAAGTCTCTTCCTAGAGAGATTCAAGAGAAGTATAAGCAAATGGTAGATATACTAGGTCATACATATGTTCCTAAGTAATCTAAAAAATAAATAGTGAGTATAAAATCCCGCTCGGCTGTGAAAAGTAGTATCAATATATAGAAAGGGTAAATAATAATATTATTTATCTTAACATAATGGGGAGGATAACCCGTGGCAGATGAACTAAAAAATGAAAATAGTCCTATTTCAGGTTATCGAGATAATTTTGATATAATTCTACCAAGAGATGTTCATTCTGCAGCAGTACAAGATGATCGTGGAGATAAGCAGAGTACTTCTTCTTATACAGGAACAGTAAACACTTCTTCTTTTATGGGAATGCAGTCATCTGCTAATATACTGAGAAATCCTACTCGTAGATTTTATGATCCTGAAATTACTACTACAGCTATCTATCTTCCCAAAGATATAAAAAGGAATAATAGATGGTGTCGATGGTTTTATGACCATGATGAAATGATTGGAGCTATTTTGGATGTTCATGCAGAACTTCCTTATTCTAGAGCAAAGTTACGAGTAGATGATCCTGTTATTCAAAGAGCTATTGATGAGTGCCTTGATAAAACAAATTTCTTTTCAATGCTTCCTTTGATTGATCTTGAATATATGAAAGTTGGAGAAGTCTTTATTTATACAAACTGGAGTGATTCTCTAGGAATGTGGGATAGTATTGTAATTCACAATCCTGACTTTATTGAAGTTAAATATTCACCTTTTGCTGATAGAGATCCCGTATTAGAATTAACTCCAGACGAAGAACTTAGATCTTTGGTTCATTCAAGAAGACCTGAAGACCAACAACTTAAAAAACGTCTTCCTCAGGATATTGTGAAAAGAGTACTTACGGGTAGAAATATCATGCTCAGCCCCAGTTGTACCACGCACATAGCTCGGAGAAGTAACCCTTATGATCTACGAGGTACTTCTATACTGCGCAGATTGTTCAGATTGCTCCAATATGAGGACAAACTTAGGGAAGCGCAGATTACGATTGCTGATAACTTTATTTACCCGCTGAAGATATTTAAACTTGGTGATGAAAATAAAGGATGGATACCGAATGCAAACCATCAGAAGGCTTTGGCTCAGATGCTTCAGCAGGCAAACTTTGACCCAAATTTTAGTTTGATATATCATTATGGTCTCAAAGTTGATATAATAACTGTAGCTGATAAGCTTATGAAAATGGATACTGAGTGGACCGAGATAAATAAAAAGAAATGCATGGCTCTTGGAATCAGTGAAGATTTTTTGATGAAAGGTGAGAATTACGCTTGTTTTACTGAAGGAACACAAGTAACAACACCGGATGGTAAAAATAATATAGAGAACATTTCTAAAGATACTTTCGTTATTGATAAAAATGGAACTTCACAGAAGGTACTTGATAATTGGTGTGAAGGAGTACCTGAAACTTTAGTTAATATTAAATTATGGGGTGGAAAAGAATTTCAATGCACTTCTAATCACAAATGGCCGATATGGGCATGGCCTAGGAACTGTGCTTGTGGTTGCGGGAAAGAAATTAAGACTGGAAAGATGTATGCTCACTCTGGAGCTCGTATTGGAGGAAGAACTGAAAATAAAGTTATTTTTAATAAAGTATCTTTTGTAAAATGTTTTGGCCACACGACAGTAGCAGGACTTCCTGAAGGATATGATCCTAATATTACTCTTCAAGCATCTGAAATTAAAAAATATGATTATTTGATGATTCCCCGAAAGTTTTCTGAAATTAAGACAAACACATCCAGGGAGCAAGCACGATTGTTAGGATACTTCTTGGCTGAGGGTAACTATTCAAAACATCATACGACAAAGGAATTAACTGGGATTAATTTAACTTTTAATGTTAAAGAAAAAGATACCTTAGTGAAAGATGCTTTAGACCTTTGTAAAAAGATTGGATTGCCTATTGTTCAAATTGAAGAAAACAATAAAAAGAATACAATACGTTTACGTTCTGCAAATAGATTAGAATTCAAAGATCTTATTATATGGTTTAAGAAAAGTGCTGGGGAATACTCTTATGGTAAGAAATTATCTGAAGATATTATGAGATGGCCCCTTTTCTTAAAGGAAGAATTAATTAAGGGAATATTTAGAGGGGATGGTAGTCAGACATCCAAAGTAGTTATGTATACTACAACATCTGAAGTTTTGGCGTATCAAGTGGAACTTATACTAGCACAGTTAGGATTTATTGCTAATTGGACAATACAGAATAACAGGATAAGAAATTTAACTAGTGTTTATAAAAGGAGAACAACCTATCGATTAGATTTTCATGGTAAATTTGCACTTGATCTGGCTAACTTGGTTTGGGGAGAAGATTCAAAAGTGCTAGATGAAACAGAGAAAAAGTTTCAATGTCAAAAAGCGTGGGTTGATGATAATTATGTATACGTTATGGTTAAATCGGTTGAAGTAGTAAAAAATACCAAGAAAGTCTATAATCTTACTGTAGAGAATTCTCATAGTTACTTAGTACATAATATAGGAACATTTAATTCTGCCAATGTTGGATTACAAATGGCACTGGCACGATATAAAGCAAAAAGGGATCTTTTTGAAATAAAATTTTTACGAGATAAATTTTTAAGAGTAATGGCTGAGAAGAATGGATGGTATCAGAGGGATGCCAGGGAAATAGTAGGTCAGTATCGAGTAACAAGAAAAGGAGAAGAACTTAACAAAAGACTTATTCTACCTCAGATAATATGGGATAAGAAATTAGTTCTACGAGATGATCAGCAATATCTTACCTTTTTAAATAATGTTTATTCTAATGGAAAAGGTCCCGTATCTGTATTAACAATGTTGACAGCAATGGGACTTACTTTAGAGGAAGAATTATCGAATAAAGAAAAGCAGAGAGAGCTGGAAGAAAAATTTGGAGTAAAATCGATTGCGCCTTTACCTGGAGGGCAAGGAGCTCCATTAGGAGCAATGGCTTCAAAAATAATGGATAGATTAAAGTTCGGTAAGAAGAAAGAAGCTCGTATGGATGAACCGCCCACATTAAAACCAGATGGAGATTTTGTTACACTGGATAATATAAAAGAATACGGAACTTATACTCAGGAAGATGAAAATAATTATGCAGTAGAAATATCAAAAGATTTAATACTAATAGATGATCAGGACTGGAAGAAAAGTTTACAATCTAAAAATGTACCTCAAGAAGTCATAACGATACTTTCAAACTACAATGATAAACTGGAAGTAACCTATAAAAGATCAAATGGAAAATTTGCTTCAGAGATACAAGCAACAGGAAAAGAAATTTCAGATGTATTGGGTAGAATATATCTTCAGGGAAAACTTTGGGCATATGGATCCACCAACTTTTTGCAGGTATCAAGAAATGTCTATGCCAGGGAAATAAAAGATTTCTCAGATATATTGATGGTAGAAGAATTCAGGAGCTGGGTAGATCTTATAGCCTCAGCTGACATGGATAAGTCAGCCATATTGAAAAATCTTAGAACACTGGGGAATACCTGCTTTTCTTATGGTCAATTGAAGGGGTATCAAGAGCAAGGGATAGAAACAGCAAAATTAAGTAATGTTATAGAGAATGACGGTATAAGATATGAGATACTAGATTTGCTTACTAAACGGCACAATCTTGCTTCGTTGATATCTCCTCGGGGGGATATTATACTCTTTTCTGGATGTATTGAAGGAAATGAAACAGTAGATCCTCATATAGAACGATACAAAGATTTTATATCTAACGGAATACGAGTATCTTCTTGCCCTGTTGAGTTTATTAGGCCTACAAAACAATACTTAGATAAAGTAGGAAGAGTTCTTAAAAAGAAATACGATACAATCTATTTCGTGCCGGATGTTATAGATTTACCTGAATGGGAAGAACATACTAAAAAGGCAATAGAAAAGGATCTTATAGATCTTGATAAGAATGCCCGATCTTTATCAATTTCTTCTTCTTTAATGTATGAAAAGCTTAAAAAAAGAGGAAATCTCGCCATATTTAATAATGGTAGGCATCTTTATGTATCTAATTGGATAGGTACTCAAGATAAATCTATTATTGATAATCTTATAAAGCATGTTGATATTTACCAGGAAATCGAGAAATCTATAGATAAAGCTTTTGAGAAAAAAGCATATGATCTTACCAGAAACGAACTAGAAACGTATCGGGTTTTTGGATACATAGAACCTATAATGCGAAATTCAGAAGTTATTGGATGGAGAGCTGTAGATTCTGGAGAAGAAAGATCTAATGAAAAGATAAAGTTTGGAAAAGCTTGGGATTCTGAAGGTATTTGTATTAATGAAACAGATCAAGATTCAAAATCATTCTTCTTTGATAATTTAAAATTATGGATAGAATACCCTCATAAACTAGAGGAGTCAACAGTACAGAGCTTTAACAAAATATTCTAATATGAACTACAAAAATTACATACAAAGAAAAATAGGATCTCTTGTTAATAAGAGAAACAACAACATCTTAAAAGAAAGACGTGCCTATACCTACAAGGGACTTTCAAGTAATAAAGAGAAAGAGATCATAGTATATATTAGAATACAAAAGGATATGGATAAGCAGCAGCTTGTTGATTTCATTATGAAAAGATTTAATGTAAATGAACAAGATGCCGAAAGACTTTTCTATTTAGCATACCCAGATGGATTAGATTTTCAGGAAAATAAATCTTTAGATGCCTTGAATAATATACTCTCAACTCTTGATTGTCTACCTAAAGAATTTATAGATAAAATATTTGAAGCTATACTTGAAAAAAGAAATATTGATATAAGGGAAATAGATCCTATAATTATTGATACTACAAAAATTGTAGTATCTTCTCTTCTTCGCAGAAGAAATTTAATTTAGAGGTTTCACCATGAATGAGAGAACAGCAGTATCAACTCCTATTAAATACCAGCTTTTTACTGAATTCAATAAAAAGGAAAAAGATAAAATAGCTGAGATAGTAGAAGTTAATCATAAAGAATTTTATATTGCTCCTACTGTTGAAAACTATGTTTATGCAACAACAAGGGCTTTAGACTTTGGTGACTTTCATGGAACTCTTAATAAAAAAGCATTATGGGAACATGCTGTGAACAAGAACGCAGATTTATTTAACTATGATGAAATTATGGCAGAACATCCTGTAAGGAAAATCGCTCGATATCTTACTTTTAGAACTGCTGGTATATTTCTTAATCATCAAAGTAATAATCCTGAAGCAGCAATAGGACTTGCTTTTGATGCTACCCTTGTAATGGAGCCTTATGAAGATATGCATGCGGTTCTTCTTTTTGGTATCGATAAAATGAAAAGTCCTGGAGTGGCCCGAACACTTCAGACATATCCTACAAGGGTAGGAACTTCAATGGGTTGCTCTATAAAGAGCAGTTCTTGCACTATATGTGGAAAGGAAATATTTAAGGATTCAGATATATGTGCTTGTTTAAAACACAACAGGGGATCTCGACTCAAAGGGAAAAAAGTAGCAGAACTTCTTAAAGATATGGAATTTTATGAGCAAAGTGTTGTGACTTCTCCTGCTTGTGATACAGCATATGTCATAGATGCCATATCAGAAATAATACCTGGTAGGTTACTGAAAGTAGCTACTGATGATTTACAGCCAATACTTTCTATAATGGGTACTATTTATAATAGTATTAAGGAAGCGAAAACAATTCAAGATAAAAAAAGATTAAGCAATCAGCTCGATTCTCTTATTTATAAACTGGAAAAAATGATATAACTGGAGAAGTTTTGTAATGACACCACACGAACCTAGAATGTTTCAGAGAGCAGGCGTATTTATAACTAATATCCCTTTTGGGAGTTTTGGAAATAATAAGGATGAAGTTATAAATAATTTAATAGATTCTTTATACTCTATAAATAATATAGAATCTGGTAGTATTGCTATAGTTCCTAATGTTAATAATACAATAAGACTGATTGTGAGTTCTTATAATCCCTCTATAAAAAAAGAAATAAAAGATAATATAACTTCTGTAATAGAAAAATATCTTCCAAAGAAGAAAAAGGTAGATCCTAAAACAGGGGAAGAAACTACTATTGTTTCTTATACACCAGAGTTCTTATTTGATGCAGAACTTGATAAAGATTACTATGGAACTCTTGGAAAGACTGGAGAAGGTACTGAAAAGGGTTGGTTCATGTTTACTTCATTTGCTGGAAACCAAATGAAGATAAATGCAATGATGAATCATATAAATAAGATGACAACTCCTGTAACAAAAGATGGGAAGCCTAATAAGACATACGATCCTTTTTTAGGAATATACTCAGCAATACCTCTTTTTGGGAATCTTTTTATATATGCTGATCGTACAGAAGAAGTCTACAAGAAGATATTATCTACTCCTTTTGTTTACTTTGAACCTCATGCGAAGACAGGTCAATTTCTTGTTCCTATGGATACAAAAAGTGATATAACTAGGTATCTTGGGGATCAAGTTAATGCTTCTGAGATATTTAAAAGTTTGGATTCCATTAAAAATATTGTATCTGGCAAAGGTGGTAAAGAAGTAACTGCCTCAATGCTTAAATACTTAAAAGATAATTATAATAAAATTATAACGTATGTAGATGTTTCCTTAACTCCTGATTTTAAGACGGATACTATTGTTTATGTAAAACAGGAGATTCCTTTAGGAACACACAAAAAGGGAATGACTGTTGATATACCTGATTGGTTAAATAAGACAAGAGCTCTTGAAGCGTTAGCTAGTCCCATAAACAAGGAAGCTGCTATGGACTATCATCTTCAGCAGGGCGAAAAATTGGATATAGGAGATATAAGTTTTTCATTAAAATCTAAAGTATTTTCAGAGATATTGAGAGATACTAGTTCTGCAGACGTTCTTAGGGATCCCACTCAAGTAAAAAATAGAATGATTCTTGATGATCATATTATCAACTTAGGTTCTTTCTCTGGAGAGAACGGAATGCTTGATTCTAAAAAAATATTTGATGCTTTTACTAATGCACAAAGCAACTTGGAAGAGGTACTTAGCAGAGATAAGGAATTAAGTGATCTTTTTGGAATGACCTATATTGAGGATGAATCTAAGAGTAAATCAAAAAAACCTATTAAGAAACCTTTAAAGAATTTTCCTGATTTTTATTTTGATACAAAAAAAGAAGGAGCCGTTTCTGGTGAGTATGTTAAAAATCTTGAAAATGAATTGAAGATATTAGAATCCTCTATAAAGAAGAGTTTACGAAACAAAGAGAATGTTTCTAAAAGTCTAGAAAACTATAAAAAATCAAATTTTAGTTTAGTCGATAAAGACATACTAGAAAATCTTAATTCTATTATAGGATCCGAGATAGAAAATAATATAATAGGTCCTTCTGTACAGAAGGAATCAAAACTTCCAGAAGAAGAAAAAAGTAAAATACAATCTTTTAGTGATTATATAAATAAAGCACTTAGTACAAGAAGTTTTGATGATGAGCTATCATCTCAAATTTATTGGAGAATACAGGATATTTTAGATGATAATGAGTTTACTGCATCTAAAAAGAAAGAGTTCGAAGATTATTATGAATCTGAAGTTTCTCGAAAGTCGGGAGAGTATGCAGAAAAACAAAAAGAGTATGTAGGTCTTATTGAAAAAAGTCCTGTAGGTGGAGAAAAAGAGGAACTTTCTAAAGAGGAAGAAAAGGATATTTCTGAAAAAGAAGAGCCTAAAGAGGAAAAGGAATTTTCTCCTTATTATAATTATGAAATTCTTATGTCAGCTTCTAAAGGATTGTATGGTAAGGCATATATTTACAAAGATTTGGGAAGGAAACCGGAATCTCGAATATTTAACTTATCGGGAGGTGGATTAGGATCTCCCACTATAGATATGTTTATATCTGAAGAAGGTAAAAATAAAATATTAGAAGAGGCTCAAAAAATACTTAAGGCTCATGAAAGTTCCATTGTTCCTATTACAAGGCCTATTATTTCTTTTTATCCTGAATATATAAAAGATTTCGAATCTGCTGATACAAAGAGAGCAGTAACCATAAACGGTAATATTAAAGTAGTACAAACATCTGATATAGACATAAGTGCTATGGAAAAAAGAATGCAGGAAGTAGAGAAAGAAGAAAAGGAATCTAAATAATGTCAGTATCGATTGGAGCAGGAACAGACATATTTGTGAGGAAGGTACAACCAGGAGCTTCAGTAGGAGTAGGTTATTGGATAGATGTATTTCAGAATGGTGTAAAAATAGATTCTTTCAGAGTAGAAACTAAAAAGAAAGTAGTAGAAATAGTAAAAAGGTATAAAGAAAAATATCATACAGACAGGGCTTTCTTAAATGAATCACAGACCCATATCACGTATAAAACGAAAGAAGAGAGAGGAGAAACTGCTATGCAATCATTAGATCAAGAACTTCACAAGAAAGCGAATACTATAAATATTGCTCTTCAAAAACTTCTTACACCCCTATTACCGGTAAAGATACGTGAAGCTGAAGCACTGGGACAGGAAATAATAAATCCTCAAGGAATAAATATAATACCAGAAACCCCGGGAAATGAGCCTGCTATGAGTGAAGATCAAATAGGTCCCCTGCTTGCCGGTAAATTCATAGAATTTGTGAATAAGAACCAGCCACAACAAGGCCAGGAATGGGTAAAAAGTGATGACCTGTATAACCCATTAAAAAAATGGCTGACCGCTATAAAAAAGAAAATCAACGATTATGAAAGAATGAATACTGTTCAACTGGATATGAATAAAATATCAGATATAGCAGAAGGAATAGTATTTTCTGGAGATCCAGGAAAGATAAAAGAATCAACAAAAATAGAAGTAACCCCTGAAGTATCTGCCAAAGTAAAAGAAGTAGCTTCTATGAAGGCCGGAATAAGGAAGAAACAATCTTCAGATATAAGTGGGATGGTTCGAGTCGCTTTAGAAGACCCTTTTGATGCAGAATTAGAAAAGGCTATAGGAGAGGAAGAAAATAAAAACCCCTCGAAAGAATCTGATGAGGCTATTGAAGGTAAAGAAGAATTTGGTGGAAGTGAAGATACTACTTACATTGGTGAGATAGATATTTTTAAGAAAGAAGCTCCTGAAGAAAAAGAAGACATAAGAAGTCAGATATTGTCGTTCCTTAGTTTTTCAAAGAATATCAAGCAAGCTATGGAATTAGGACGTGCTATATCTGAGTGGTCTAATAAATCAGGAACTTCCTTAGATATAGCAAAACAGGTACTTAGTGAAATAAGTAATAATACTGATATGTATAAAGAGGCGTTTAATCCTCCAACAATTCTTGAAAAAGATTATTTTGAAATAGCTGTCACGTCTGGATTTTTAGGAACAGAAAATTTTATAAAACTTATGAAGAATATCATCAATGCTCTTTCAGCAAAAGAAAGAGCATCTGATAAGGAAATTGATTACATAATACTGAGTGCATTTAATTCCATAGGTGGAGAACCAGGACTGGTTGAAAATGCTGAGAATGCTATAAAAATGGTTATGGAGAGATATCTTAATAATTGGATGATTCAGAATAAAGATATAGATTATAATACTGCTAAACAAGGGGTTACCTCTTTTTGCAATAATGCCTTTAGTGAAGTTAACTCTAGATATTTATATGCTTATTTATCTGGTGGAAGTTCCATAGTTTCTCGAATCAAAGAATCACTTCTTCTTTCTAAAAAAGATATAGTTGTAAGATCAACTTCATATATTACAGGGGAGATTGTTAGATATCTTCGTAGTTACGTAATAAAGGCTTTTGATAATGGATCTTGGGTAGAGACTTACATAACAAAATACAGTATCATCAACGCTGCTGCCAAGATATTGAAATCTAAATTTGATGAGGTAGTACAGATAGAATCTCCTACAAAGAAGACTCCTGGTTCTTCTCAATCTTTTGAATCTCCTGAGGCATAGATTACTAGAATTTCTATTCGTAGAAAAGAAATTCATTCATAGAATTTTTTTCATTAGGTTCTAACATATATTTAGAAGTTTCTATAATATATTTTATATCTTCATCTTGAACTGGAATATGAGAAGCATCTTTCAATATAGAGTATAGCTCTTCTATTTTATGAGGATCTACATAAGGCATGCTTTCTATTTCCTCGGGATTAAATCTAAGTAATCTAAAGAATTTATTTTTATCCTTTATAAAGATTCTTTTGTAAGTTCTATTGTGATTAAAAAATAATGAAATAATCTGCCCTTTACCAAAATCTTCTTTAGTCATAACAACATTATCCATAAATCTTGTAGGTACGTTTCTTTCTAAGAGATATAATTTTATAAATTTATCAAGATATTCTTTTTTTGATTCTCTTAAAGAGAATGGCTCATGACCTATATCTTTAAAAGAATATCTATTAGGGTCTCTTACTCCAGGTCCTATGGTAGGTTTATATTCTTCAGGGAATTTTATATCTTTATCAATATGAAACTGATACCTATAATTGAAACAGTATAGTGCATGACTTAATTCATGCATAAAGGCCATAGGAGGGCAATCAAGACAATTAGGATCTAAAATATCAGTTATAAGTCCTTCCATATATTATCTCCATAATATTAATGTTTCTTCCTATATATAATATACATCTATTATACATCATCGTCAACTTTTTTTTATTCCAAACTTAAATTTTAAACAGTTTTGTACATAATTATTTTGATACTACCAGATTAGTTTATCTAAGGAAATATACAAAATGCCTGGAACTTTTTGGGATTTTGCTAAAAATACGAACAAAATAGCATCTCTTGAAGATGTTTTTTCTGATTGGGCTACTAAGAAAAAGTTAAGTCTTGATGAAGCAAGAAAAGAATGGAGTACTATAAATAGTGATATAAGAACTATTTTTTCTGCAGATACTACCCAAGGACTTTCAATTACCGAACCAACTCTTGCTCCTAATGCGGGTTTAGCAACTTCTGTTGAAGAAGACAATAAAGAAGACGATACTACGTTAATAAAAGGAATCTTAACTTCTTAAGGTTAACACATTTGGCAGCACCTACTGTAGACAGCATGACTCCTCCGGAAGGTCCACCTGTATCAGGTCCTGGAAGTAAAACTCCTATGGATTCTCCTTTGGCTCCTCCGACTCCTTTGGGAGGATCTCCTGTAAAACCTATGGGTGCTCCTGGGGCTCCTACGAAAGATCAAGGATCTCCTTTAGAACCTTTAGATAAAGATACTTTTGATACACTTGTGGATGATATCTATTCTGCTATTGATGACGAAAAAATAAAATCAGAAAATGTTGAAGATGTACTGAATTACCTTTTAAACAACTCATGGTCAGAAAAGAGAATTCGTCGTCTTTCTAAATATCTAAAATCATCAATCAAGAGTATGATTTTTTCTATTATAAAGCATATTAAGGAAGATGGGGTTAACGAAACCATCGATTTAATAAAAGAGAAGATAAAAGAGATAAATGGGGAAGAGGGAATACCTGAGGGAGCAGCTCCTCCCCCCGCAGGGGGGCCTGGGGGTCTTCCATCTTTAGGTCTCCCGCCGTTAGGGGCATCAGAGGATAGAAGTAACGAAAGGGAAATAACAGATGTAGATCTGGATATTATAAACAAACGAGGTTTTAATATGGGCAAGATCATTGTTAAAGAAGGGGCTGTCGTTGACTCAGCCGAATACGCAAAAGAAATTATTAATAAAATATCATCAACTGCAAGAAAAGTCAAAACTAGCATGAAACAATTCGAAGATGTTAAACTTAAATATGCTGGTCTTCTTGCTCTTAAGCATGCTGTCGAGGGTGTTGATACAGCTGCGGGTGGTATGGGTGCAGGTATGGGTGCTGGCGTTGATGCTGGTATGCCTGCTATGGATGCTGGTCCTGTAGGTCCGGAAGAAGCATCAGGTGGAGTTTCTGCTGATCTTAAAGAAGATGTTAGCGAAGCTCTCGAAAAGCTTGATGATATCAAAGACGAGCTTGTTGAAGTAAAAGAACTTATGAAAGAAGACGTTGGTAAAGCCGAAGAAGCTATTGGCGAGGGCGAAGACGTTCTTGAGAAAGCAGATCTTGGTGGCCTTGAGTCAGATGAAGCAGACGAAGTTGAAGAAAAAGCAGCTGCTGCTCGTGAAATTGTAAAAGAAGCCAAGAAAAAACTAAAAGAAGATGTTTTTGCTATGGCTAACTTCTTTGATAAATTCAAAAAGAAAGACAAGAAGAAAGACGAGAAGAAAGAAGAAGACGAAGAAGACGATAAAGGTAAGAAGAAGGATGAGAAGAAGGATGAGAAGAAGGACGAGAAAGGTAAGAAAAAAGAAGATAAAAAATCTTCTACTGATGTTGACTCCCTTCTTCGTAAAGTAAAAGCACGGATTGAAGAGCTTCGTTCAGAGAAAGAAGCCAATCTGTATCCTTTCAAAAAAGAAGTAAAACCAATAGCTAAAGTTGATAACATTAATGCGGAAACTGCAAAGAAACAAATCAGCACTGCTGATGGTGAGATTAAAAAACAGCCCGTAGCTGACAAAAAATACGAAAATATTAATCCAGAAGAAGCTTATGCTGACCTTTCTGTTTCTGAAGAAAAAGGAAGTAAGGGAGAAAAGAAAGTTTCTATGGAAGTTGCAGAAAGGGTTCGGAAACATAGTGTTCAGAATGCTGTAGATAAAGCTCGTCTTTCTGTAGAGCTTGCATCTCGTCAGCAGTTGAAAGGTATGATTGAAGATCCTCTTCGTGAAGCTCTTGCAAAGAACATGATAGAGTCTGGTGCTGATCCAGAACTTGCAGAAGTTATTATTCACAATGCTTATGTTGATGCATACGAAAACTCACATAAAGCTATTATGAAAGAAGCGTTTGAAACTTTCATGGAGAAAGATATTGATGAGTTCATCAAGATAGCAAAATTCGTTGATGATTATGTAGTAAAAACAGGTTCAATTGGTTCTGTAGAGAACACAGAAGAAACCTTTAGAGATAAGGAAGCCAGTACTTCAGCACCTCTTCGTGGATTTAGTGCAGACAAAGATTCTCAAAAAGAGATGTTTAAGAACTATTGGCAAGACGTTGCCCGTAAAAGAGGCATCGTTTAGAAATAATCTATAATTTATATTAGGAGGAAACCATGTCAACCTTACCAGATCTTGGCATGAACGGTCTCGTTAACTCCGTGCGAAAACTGACTGGCCTCAATAACCCTGGTTTTAGGGATGTTGATCCTGCAGCAGAATTCGTAGCTGGTTGTGTAGCGAAACTCGGACTTGATTCTAATGGCAATGTTGTTCTTAAGACTGCAGGCGCAGCTGATACTACAGCCCTTATAGGTCTGTTTTATTGCCACAAAACTATCAGCTTCTACAAACCTGTAGTTGATGAAGAGCAGACTTTTAGCGTATCCCCGAATACGAGCACGATTCTTTATTTGAATCATGCAAATGTGAAGGCAAACTCTGTCTATATCACAAGCGGTGGTCTTAAGGTAGCCTCAGGCTGGACTCTTACTGAAGTTAATGGCTATATTACAAAAGGTTCAACTGGAACAGGAACTTGGAAAATCAGCTACTTGTATCAAGATCCTAATCTGGTTGGTATTGACCAAACTCTTGGTTCAGGGAAAGCTGCAACTATTGAGGATGCTGGTGAAGTTGCAACTCTTGTATATGATACATCTGTAGCATATGCTTTGAATGGCAATTTGTATGCTAACGCTTATGGTTACATAACATCATATCCCGGTGGTGGTGGTTCGATTGTTGGTCGGTGTACTAAAGTTCCGACAGCAGCTGATCCAGAACTTCATTTTAAACTCAAAATATAAGGAGGAGGTAACTAACTATGTGGGCAAATAACATGGAAAAGAAAGAAATTAAAAAAGTTGCCTCTACTCAAGACGAGAGGCTGCTTAACCCTAAAGCTTTTGGTGGAACAGATTCCAAAGGCCGTCAGGTACAATCGTCACAAGACATGTTCGACAGCAAAGGCCAAATCAATGCTTACGATCATGAAGATGTAATTAACCAACAGCAAAAATTTGCTGGTCTTATGAGCCAGTATAAGAAAACCGGATCTTTTTATTCTCTTGCTGAGAAACAAAGGATTATGGAAGCTGCATTCGGTGGAAACCAAGAAGAAAGAATGAGATTCGGAGCAGAAATGATTCCTCTTATTCTGGATAGATTGGACTATGAAGGTTTTATCCGTCAGGTGTTCAAAACTCATGAAGTTGCACAAGGACAGATAATTTCTTATGAGAAAGATATTAACGTAACTGCGCTTGTCATACAAGAAGATGGTCAGACAATCGAGACTGTTGTAAAAGGAAATCGTGTATTCCCTCCTGAATTCTGGGTAACTGCATTTCCTAAGATCAACATGGGCGAGATTGCAAAACGTCAGTATGACGTGGTAGATCGTACTCATGATAAAGCTACGTTCCAGATCATGCTCCAAGAGGACAGAAATGGACTTCGTCAGCTGTATCAAGCATCGACTATTGAAAACAGCCAGATTAACATTACTTCTTCTCTGAATAAATCGGTTCTTGAAACTCTGCAACTCGAAGTTGAAAGACATCGTTTGATTGTAGATAAATTCATCATGAATCGTGCTGAACTGGGCGATTTCAAAAAGAACATCAACAGCATGGATTACGATCCTATTACTTCTCGTGATATTCTGCTTACCGGCGTGTTTGCAAATATTTGGGGAGTAAACGTATTCGTATCTGCTGGTGTTGACGAAGCAGGTCTCCAGAACGTCAGCGTACCTCAGGGTGTTATTTTTGCTTGTACAGAGGGCCGGTATCTTGGAGCAATGCCGATAAGGATCAGCCTTACTATGCTTCCTGCTGATCAGTTTATGTTTGGTAAATTCTCTTATGGATATTTATTCGGGGAGATGATTGGCCAGGCGGTGTTGAATCCGAGAAGTTGTGCAGTTGGCATCAAGAGTACCGCAGTGGTTCCTTCTTGGTTAAGTGCATAATAAAATTTGTATATAACTAAAAGTTAGAAAGTACCCTCTTACATAAGAGGGTATTTTTTTATATATTTAAAATAAATTTATTAATTTTTTATTTGACTTATCTTATATTATTTATTATACTTTACTCAAATAAACTAAGAGAAGATAAATATGAAAAATGAAATATTTTTGGATTATGAGAAAGGTCTTTCACTTCGGGAATTGAGTAGTAAGTATAAAATAAGTAGAAATTTAATTCGTTCTATTTTAATAGAAGAAGGATTAAATATAAGAGATTCTAGTGAATCTCTATCAAAGAAATTATCTAAAAAAGAAATACAGTTAATATTAAATTTTCATAAAGAAAAAGTCTCCTATGAAGAAATTGCTAAAATATTATCTATAGGAAGAAATTTGGTAATAAAAACTCTTCGAAAAGAAGGGATAGATGCACAACCTGATGAGATATTTCAATTATTACAAAGGTATTCTAATAAAATTATAAACGATTTTAAATTTGGAAAAAGTACTAAAAGCATAGCTGAAGAGTATAACGTAAGTTCTAGTTCTATTAGAAGATTTTTAAAGAAAAGAGGTGTTATTGTAAAACAACAGAATCTTAATGATATAAAAGAAGAAGTAATAGACAAATACCAAAAAGGACGAACTATTACAGAGTTAGGAAAAGAATACAATGTAACAAAACAAGCTATAAGTATATTTCTAAAGAGACATGATATAGAATCCAGGAGAGCTCTAAGTGTTTTAGAGCCTCATAAAAAAGATATTATTGATAAATACCTAGAAGGGAATTCTTGTCAGATTATTGCAGATATATATAATTCCAATTCTTCTTCTATATTAAATATATTGAAAGAAAATAATGTAGAAAGAAGATCTCCGGAAGAAAGTAAGAGAATTTATTCTTTAGATATAAATTTTTTTGATTCAATTGATTCTGAAGAAAAAGCATATTTTCTTGGATTTCTTTATGCAGATGGGAATGTATCAAGTACAAGCAATGCTATTAGACTAGAGCTTAAAAGTTCTGATAGAGATATACTAGAAAAATTGAATGGAGCTATTAATAGTAATAACCCCTTACATGATAGCAACGGAATGTCTTGTTTACGTATTCATAGTAAACATATGAAAGAATCAGTTATTAGATTAGGATTAGTTCCGAGAAAAACGCATATTCTTACTTTTCCTGAATGGCTTAATCCTCCATTATATTCTCATTTTATAAGAGGATATTTCGATGGTGATGGTTCTATCTCTCATAATTCTATTACAGATACGTATACATTTTCTTTAGCTGGTACTAAAGAATTTTTATCCAGGGTGCAGGAAATTTTAATTAAGGAATGTAATCTTAATAAAGTTTCTATTACTTCTGCAAAAACAATATCTATTTTGGCTTATGGAGGATCTAAACAATTATTAAGAATAAGGGATTTTCTTTACAAAGATGCAACTATCTTTTTAGATAGAAAAAAAGATATTTTTGATAAGATTGTTGTTAAAGAAAATTATTTAGAAGATGAAAAGTTTAAAAATGCCTTTGAACAATTTTCTACTAATAAAGAGATAGCTGAAAATCTGGATGTCTCTTATAAGACTGTCTATAGACGACTTAAAGATCTTGAAATGGAAAGAGGAAGGCGTGAAGTTATTCTTGATGAAAAGGAAGCTATTCGATTATACGTGGATGAAAAAATGACTGCAGGAGATATAGGAAAAATATTTGGTACATCACATACCACGATTTTAAAGATCCTCAGACGAAATGGTGTAGATATTAGAGATAGCCACGGATCTTTGAAAATGGAAAGAGTTTTATATCCTCATAAGGAAGAAATTATTGATTTATACACAAGACAATTAAAATCCGCTCAACACATAGCTAATCAATTTAAGGTTAATCAAAATACTATTATTAAATTTTTGAATACTTTAAATATTCCGATGCGTGGGAGAAACGATACTACAAAAAGTGTACTAGATGGTAAAAAAGAGGAAGTCATTAAGCTTCTTAAAGAAAGTAAAAAAGTACATGAAATTGCCAATCATTATAGTGTAACGGAAGCAGTTGTTAGAAAATTCTTTAAACGCTGGGGAATTTCTTCTCGTAGTTATTAAATTTATTCAGCTTATTTCTTTTCTATTAGTTTTAGTAGACCTGACTCTGATTTATCCGAAAGCATGATCTTATCAATCTTAGGTTCAAGTGTTTTCATTTTGGTTGAATGAAAATCAGCCATATCTTCTAATTGCTCAAATTGTTGAACAACCTCCTCACTTCCCATCCTAACTTTTTCAGATGCTATTTTCATTCTTCGAACCATAGATATGAGATGTTCTCTCATATACTTATAGTTTTCGTAGGCTTCCTCGTAGGCCCTCAACTTCTCTTTAAGACTCTTATTAGATTCTTTAAGTTCACGAATATCGGATATCTTTTCTCTAAGAATTTGTTTATACTTATTGGTTCTTTCTGCTAATTTATCAGATACCTTTTGGTTGAGCTCCTTGTCTTTTTCTTTTATATTTTTTCTATGATTATCGTGGATTTCTTTGAGTTGATCTGTATATTTTTTATGTACAGTGTTTATAGCTTCAAAATGCTCTACATTAAGTTTATTTATAAGTTTTTCAAATTCTTTCTTATCTTCTATCTTCTGATTAATTTTTATTGCTTCTACATCAAATTCTAATTTTTTATTAAACATATGCAAATACTCCTTCTTCATATAATATATATTATTGTTTTTACGACACATATCAAATTTCAAGTTATTTTCAGGGAATAAGGGTAAAATACTATAAATATATACAAATCTCTGACTTAAATTTATGGCAATATGTCTTATTATTATAATAAGATGATATATGAATCTATATTTCAAATATTAAGATGAAGGAGATGAATGTATGGATGATTTTAATTTGACCCCGGAACAGTCTAATAAGCTTAGTTCTCATTTGCAACAGAGGGCCACTGATGATTTTAATATTGATCTTGGTCCTCCAAAGATAGTTTCTTCTGATGGACCTATACCGGCTCCTAAACCTTTAGTGGTTCCAGAGGAAATTTCTGAGTTTAAGAAGGATGATATCCGGAAAAGGATAGCAGACGTTGAAAAAGAGTATTATGGAGGAGTAGGTGTTTCCGCATCTTCTATAACAACAGCAACAAGTTATAAAGACGAATATGGAAATGATACCTACTATGTTAAGAATATATCTGACGGTCATGTTACTATAAAGGATCCTGACCTGGTAGTACCGAAAGGAAAAGTTATGGATCTTCTTCAGTTTGCTGGTATGGAAGAACTTTTTTCTTGTAGGGATATGCGAGTAGCGATGTCTCCTACCAACAGAATGGGCTCTATGCTTAAACGATTAACCCAGCGAGAATACCTGGAGGAGATGGAAAAAGAACTTTCTATAAAGAAAAGAATAAATATAGTTCGTCAGCAAGAATCTTTAAGAAATGCTCAGAATGCTCAGAATGCTCAAAATCCTAATAACAGGAATCAATTTCAGAATAATCCTGTTCAAGAACAACAAGGTCCAAAGATACGGCCTTTGGTTCTAGGAAAAGTTGAGAAGTTGCGTTTGTCTTCTGATCCAGATCCAGACAATGCAAAATATGGTATAAACCCAGCTGAATTCATCCAGTGGGTTATGGGAGAGTTTCTTTCAGATGAGGAATTGGATTATCTTTTAGGAGATCCGGTTATCTCTAATAAGCATGATATTAAAGCAGCTATTGTTGAAAAGAAAACTATAATGTAATGAAATTTCATTTAGGATATAAATAAAAGATAATGCTCAGATTAGTAGATGTAGTTTCGAGAACTTCCACAGGGGTTCAGTTTCGGACGCAGGAGATATCTGTGTCCGATTCTGTTCCTTATATTGTATACGATACCTCCACTGGAGCGACTTACTTACAAGGGTTGATTGAAGATTATTATGGGTGGCGTTCTTTGACAACTCTTACATCAACAGGGGCAAGTGATGTTTACTTTTCTATAGACAACACGAATATTTATCCTTCTTATACAGACCCGCTTTTGAATTATTCTGTTCTGAAACCATCTCTTTTTAAAGTGATGAGTTATCAAGAATATGTTATTATACAGAATGTTCTTACACGACTTGATTTAGTAAGAAGACGATACCCTAATCCAGGGTTTGCTGTAGATACTACCAATAGTGTAGGTCAAAATGGTACGGTATCTTTTGCGGGTGGATTTGAAAAGAAACTTACCATAGGTGAGATAGGACAGATGATGGAAGGTACTATTGTTGAAATAAATGCATCATCTCCTATGACTTATTTCTGGCCTCAATACATGTCAAAAGACGCAGATCCTTTTACTAATCCTTATGGCATAGTTCAGGGAATACCTTATGACATGATCGAACTTATTATATTAGGAACTCTTATACGGGCTCTGATGGCTATAGGAATACTTGAAGTTGATATAAGTTTTTCTGCATCTGAATCCGGATTACAGATAACATTTGATCGTGCTTCCCAGATAAAAGGATGGAGAGATACTTTAGTAACAGAATATAAAGAAACAAAATCTCAATTCAAATGGAATTACGCAAATCATGCAGGTGTGGGAATCGGGACTACTCCGTGGAGTGCCATGGGTCTGTGGGGTACATTGTTAAACAATGCTACTGCAGGAGGAAATCTCGCATATACAACTATTATGGGATTTGGGGCCAAAGGAAATGTTCCCCTCTAATAAAGAGTAATATATAAAGTGAACAATAATTTTAAGGAGAAGTTCTTATGAAAATTAACAGTAATACTATTAGTCTCGAGAAAGAAGATCATGCTAAATTAGAAGAAATTGTTACTAAGATTGCTTCTGATAATAGCATAGAAAATGTGGAAGAAATCAATATTGTTCTTAGTCAAGAGAGCGGTCTTG